CGCCCTCGTCGCCGTAGATCAGCACGCCCAGGTCGCCGTTTTCCAGCGTGTCCTGCTTGTGCACCAGGGCCAGGTCACCGTCCTGGATGCGGGGCTCCATGCTGTCACCGCGCACCACCAGATAGAAATAGTTGGAGGGATCCTTCACGCGGGCATACTCCTGCCCGTAGTCTTCCTCAAAGGCCAGAGCACCGTAACCGGCCTTCACGGTGCCGATCACCGGGATCAAGCTCTCGGAATAGCTGCCAAAGAAGCGCTCTTCCGGGGCGGACACGTTGCTCACCGGGCGGTACAGCCCCAGCAGATAGTCTGCCGTGGTGTTCAGCAGCTCCGCGATGCGGGCCACCGTGGAGGGGTCGGGGGAGGATTTGCCGCTTTCCCACTTGCCGACGGCCTGCTGGGTCACGCCGAGCTTTGCGGCGAGTTCTGCCTGGCTCACGCCCTGTTTTTTGCGGCACTGCTTCAATAGCTCTGAAAACGACATGGTAATTCTCCTTTACATCCAGAGGGGGATTCTTTTGATGACTTTATTATACAACAAAAAGGTGTTTCTGTAAAGAGCTTTCTGCAAGCGGAGCAAAAAAAGGTTGTGGGTGACGGCGGCTTTTCCCACCATCCTGAAAAAATTTGCAGAAAGGCTTGACAGCACGCGGCAAATCTGGTAAATTAAATAGGCATTCGACACGGCGTAAGGCGAGTGTCCACAAGGAGAGATGTCCGAGTGGTTTAAGGAAGCAGTCTTGAAAACTGCCGTACGGCAACGTACCGTGGGTTCGAATCCCACTCTCTCCGCCATTTTTTATTGAATAAGTGTAACACACTTTGCTCTGGAGTAGTACTCAAGAGGCCGAAGAGGCGCCCCTGCTAAGGGCGTAGGTCGTCTAAACAACGGCGCGAGGGTTCAAATCCCTCCTACTCCGCCAAGAAAATCCCTCGTAGTTTCGTGAAAACTGCGGGGGATTTTCCATTTGTACAGAATGACCCCGTGCGAAAGAAAACGGATAAAATAGAAGAACTTCCAAACTACTACCATATTTTACTACCAAACCATTATAACTACCAATGCGGGAAAATGCAACACTTTCCGACACATGGCAGCACACGCAAACAAAAACAGCCCCGTGGTTCCGGTGATTCCGGTTCCACGGGGCTGTTGTCATGCTATGCGGCCTTTCGGCCTGCCGCCGGGGCGGCTAAGTAGTGCGGCTGGCTTACTTGCCGATCTGGCTCTTCAGCCGGTCGTAGGTCTTGTCGGCCTCCAGCGCGGCGACGGTGAAGCTGTTGTTGTACCACCAGTTGACGAGTGCCGCCACGGTGGTGCAGCCCGCGGTGACCAGCTGCTCCACGGTGGCGCTCTCGATGGGCAGGATGGGCTTGCCACAGGCGCTCAGGATCTGGTTGGTCAGGGCCAGCAGGAGCACCGCGGTGCGGGTGATGGTACCGGCGGAGATGGTGGGTGCGGTGTAGGTCTTTGCGTTCATAGTCAGTTCCTTTCTCCCGGCGTTGCCGGGCTTATGTGGGTGTATCAGTCACGGATGGGCAGGGCCTTGGCGCGGTTGTACAGCTCGGTGCCCGTGCCATTGCCGCCCAGTGCGTGATAGCTTTTGTAGAGATACTCCAAATTTTTCAGGCCTGCGGTGTCGATGCCGCCCTGCTGGATGTAGTGGGTGCAGCGCTGGTAGAGGCAGTCGTGCATGATGGCCAGCAGACCGTCCTTGATGGTCCGGTACTCGGTGACCTTTTTGATCAGGTAGCCCCAACCGATGCCCAGCAGCCAGATGGCACCCTCCATCCAGTGGGCAGAGATGTAGGCAAAAACTTGCTGCATTGGTATCACCCCCCTTACTGCGTCCATCTGCTCTTGTTGGGCCGGGTGTCCACATGTACCCAGCCTTTGGCGCGTCCGGCCTTGACCGGGTAGCGGCCCACGCCGCCCCAGCCGGGCAGCAGGCTTTCGGCGTAGGCGGCCACGTCCTCGACGGACACGCCCGCCACCTGGATGTCCGCCGCCCGGCCCAGCAGGTGCTGGCTGCTCTTGGCCCCACCCACGGCCGCGTTGTGGGCCGCCGTGCGGTACCCGCTGGTGATCGTGATGGGCTTGCCAAAGTGCTCCCGGATGCACTGCAAAAGCACCACAAGGCTCTCGTCGATCATCACGACGTCGCTGCCGTCCCGGCACCGGAACTCCCGCACCTTAAAGGCCGGAGACAGCTGCTTAGCGCCGTCTTTGGCGAGGCTGTACTGTTTGATTGCCATTTTGTCACGTCCTTTCTGTTTCGTCAGGTTCTTCTGTTTCTTCGTCCTGCTCGGATACTGCGGAGATGCCGTTTGCGGCCAGCAGGGCTTCCACGGTGCTGCGCAGACGGGCGGGCACCTCGTCCAGCGTCTTGATACCCTTGCGGATCAGGGCTGCATAAATTTTCGCCATCAATTTTCCTCCTTTTCTTCGTACAGCTCGCACAGGGCCACCTGAAGATCGGTGACACTGCTCTCCACGGCGGTCACCTGCGTCAGCAGGTCCGCCAGGGTGGGGTAGTGGTAGCCGTCAATCCAGAGTTCCAGAGGGAACAGTGTTTTGGATAAACAAGCAACATGAAGGATGCCGTTTGTTTGGAATGTGATTGTAAAATCGTCGTTACAGTTATAAATTGTCGTGCCACCGCGTGCAATGCTTTTTTCAGTGCTATTACCGTAGCTGCTGAACTTGCATTTGGTAATGCATATCTTATCAACATTGCCTGGAATCTGAACATCCCAAGTTTTGAATCTTTCAGGAGACTTCGCATAGGTGTTCCACACCAGCCGGGGCTCCGACTTTACCGCCACGGCGGCAGCGATCTTGTCATTGAGCGTTTTGGCGCTGAGGGTGCCGTCCGGGGCGATGTCCAGCGCTTCGCCCACTTTCACGCCGCCCAGCTGGTCCGCCGTAGCGGGCGGCAGGCTGTAAGGCGTGCCGAATTTGGCGTCGGCCTGAGCTTTGGTATAGTAGTCGGAAAGATCGGCTTTTTGAATGCTGTCTTTCCACGATTTTGTATCATTGTCCCACGTCCAAATGGTGTCCGTAGTCCCAACGACTGCCCACCAGCCATTTTCGCCCACCGGCACAGCAGCCTTGAGGGCTTCCGGCGTGGCGTACCACCCCTGTGCACCGATGGTGATGGTGCGGACCTGCTCAAAGTATTCTTTTGTGCCCTGCAAATAAATAGCAGATTGAGATTCCGAACGCTTTGAATTGGTTTCGCTTGTCTTGGCAGCAGCAGCAGACAAAGCTGCATTTTCAGAGTCCGCTTTTACAATTGCAGAAACATCTTTTGCGGCATTTTTTGCAGCCTGTTCTGCTTTTGCACGTTCTTCCGCAGCGGATTGTGCCGCAGAAACGGCTTCTTCTTTTGCGTTGATGGCACCTGCAACTGTGCTCAACTCATTTAAAGTGGATGCGTTGATCGGTGTGCCGTCCTTTATGGGCTCGTCGTTTCGGACGAGCGTTACAATTTCAGACGACCCATCCTCACGGACTAACGTCCACCTGCCAGGATATTTTGATATGCGGTCTTCAAAAACCATATTGGTCCTCCCCAGCCATGTATTCGCCAGAAAAAGTAACGTAAGTTTTGGCGATCGATTCTATGTCTGACAAAATGCTTTCAAGTTGGTTCATTGTCTCGAATCCGAGCCTATCCATAGACGTCGGTGTCGGCGCAGTTTTGGCGTCTCCTGAGTTTTTAGAACGAATAGATTCGATATTTGACAGCCACCTAGCAGCATCCGACGTGGTAAGATACCCGTTTATGTTCCAGTCCGTCTTGACATCTACGTCCGCACCGAGAAGTGAAGCAAGCTCTGATATGCCGGTTTCTATTCTTGAAAAATCCCTATAGTCAAGAGCTCCTTTCATACCGGAAAGCCACTCCGCTTTTTCCTCATTCGTCCAGGTCCCGTTCACGGCTTTACCGTAAATGAACTTTAGGCGGTCAACATCGTCTTGGGTTCTGTCTGTAATCCAAATCGCCATAGCCCCTCCTTAAAGCAAAATCTTTTTGTCGTTACCGACTTTAGTCGTGGACGGAAGCGTGAAAGCAGGGCTGAACTTGTTAGAGCTCCAAGCATTGTACTGCTCTGTGAGGAAAAAAATCCTACCTGCACTAGACGTTCCAAGACTGTAAGTCCCAACGAGTTGGCCCACGATATGGTTTCCATCAAAATCTCGCCATGCAGGGGAACGTGACCATCTGCGGATAAGACGATTGGCGGAATCATCATAAGACTGAACAAAAACATTTCGGGTTTGCTTTGGTAGTACAGAACCTTCTTTTTTGAAAAATGGGTTACTGCCATTTACATAAACATCTGCGTTTTTGTCTTCCGGGTCAAACATCTCATAAATAGACGGGAGAAAAACACTGCGAGAAAGCGTTCTGATTTCCGTAGTGCTACCACCTACCGTGTAATAGAAAGAGGTAAGCCCCATTGCGGACTTGACGGCATCGTTGAACTTGTTTTTGTAATCGCCATTCAACAACTTGTCGATGGAACTTCCAGCGTATGTATTGACGTGCGTCTGGTTCCACACTGTTTCGGCAAGAGGTTCTTTCCTGATAAGAAGTGTTCTCCCGGGACCATTTAAACCAGGCTCATACCCATGTTTTGCAACAACAAACTCTACATCCGCACCACTTTCTTGAATGTAAACAGACGATCCTTCCGGCATATCCGACAAAGACGGAGACTGACTGATAACGGTACACTTTGCAGATACGGAAGATACGAAGGCTGTGACTACGGCATCTCCACTGGAAACAAAAGAAATATCGCAAGCAGAAACGCCGCCTTTGTTGGAAACGACGGAAATGGAAACAACGCCGGGAGGAGATGCTTCCCATCCGATTGCTGGAGAATCCTCTGAGGAAGGGACAAGCGTTGCGGTTAAACGAACGGTCTCTCCAGGAGCCACAAAAACGGAGTCCTTGTCAAGTCTAAGGGCACTCGCACTTTCCACCATGTATCCTTCCATCGTCCCTTTAAAACAGCCATTAAAGGTATACTTAGCATCCGTAACGAGAACATTCGATGCATATCCAAACTGATGGTTTGCTCTAACAAAAGACAACGCATCAATATGGGGGCTTGCACGAAATTCCAAGTTTACCTTTCTTCTGTTAGAAAGAAGTGCGTATGTTTCGGTCAACGCATTTTTTGCGCTAGAAGATACAGATTTCGATACAAGCGGATTATTGATGCTTTGGGTCGCTCCGTTCCCACTAGCTCCGGCTGGATAAAAAACGGATTCGCCGCCGACCTTGCACGATACGTTTTTTATTTTTGTCGAAAACGTTATTTCTGGGTATTTAAAGCTATTCAAGAGCGATATTTCCTCAATGCCAGACCTTGTGACTGGAACAAGAGGGACACGTTCAATGTGAATGACCCCATCTCTGGATTGGTAAAGAGCCATTCCGGCTGCGTTTGCGGCAAGCTGAAGGACGTCTGCATTTTTGTAGGAAGAAGTATCAGAGGAAATGTCGCAAGAATAGTTTTTTAATTCTTCCGAAATTTCATAAGATATCCCGGAAACATCCAGAAGTTCCAATGCATCAAAGCACATCTGATAAAGGGTTCCGCTCGTGTGCCCGGTATAGATGGAATCTTGGAGGAAAGACAAAGCGTCCCTGGCATCAAACGACGCCGTTATGCCATTTGCCGGAATTGTCCACCCAGAAAGAAAGAACTTCCCTCCGTCAATCCATTCGACCGTATCTCCAATGTCCATGCCGTACTGAACTGAAATCTCCTGACGTTCATAAAGATACCGATAAAGTCCACCTGGATTTACCGGGTTCCAGCGTTGCTCGGAGTTGTCAACAGAAAACGAAACGGAATCTTTGGAAAGCTGCCCAGAAATTGGGTCGCGTTTTGATTCGTGCGTATAAGAAAGCAAATCCGCTTTGCTAAATTGGACACGAAGACCAAATTCAACTTGCTCCACTCTTGCTCTGCGGCCCTGGATGCACCACTCTAAAATTTCCAGACTGATTGAATCATATCCGGAAACCTCAAAATCTACAGAGGATTCAACAGACTGATTGTCGTCAACTTGTTTTGTTGCGACAAGATCGCTGTTGTTATAGACCGTCAATTTAAAAGACTTTGCATATTCATTTAAAGCAGACGACCACACGATTGTAATTCCGGGGATTCTTTCAGTGTGTGTTTTGCTGAAAGAGAAAGTGATAATCGGATGGTTTGTGTCAGAAACACAATCCATGCTTAAATACCCAGCGTTCTCGTAGGGCTCTGAACCTGGGACCAAAAGTTTGCTCCCGTCAAGGACCCACAAATTAGGTTCTCCGGTGGCATAATTGGCCAAAGATGCAGAATCCAGATCCGTGACAGACAACGTGTTGCTGAATAAAGCCTGGTTGGAAGAACTGGCAATAGCGTCTGTTTGCGCCTTATCGTCAGAGACGTGGTAAGTAATGCGAACAAACATCTCCGGAACAAGTGTTTTTTCGTATTGTTCAAGCCACTTGTCGGAAGGTAGAAAGCCCATGAATAATCACCTCTCTTAAACTTCAACCAGGCTAAGGGCTGCTCCGACCCATCCCATGACGTTTCCGTTGGACGGGGAACGCCTCCACATTCCAGCGGTTCTATCGGAAACGTACATTTGCCTTGTCGTGTAGCTTGCAGTTGCTTGGTTATAAAACCGAACAGTGCAGTAAAAGTTTGTGGTGAACGGCCCGATGACGTCCGCCCACTGTCTTGCGGTAAGATAATTCCATTTTAAGGAAATCTTCGCAACATCGTGCCGCACCACAGATCCAACGACTTTGCCTTGTACGTTTCGTCCAGAATCGACTATAGTGCTTGTTGTAGCGTCGTAGGAGGAAGGCTCAGGCAGCTCTCTGCCATTTACTGTGACGAGAGATTGCATAAAACGTAAACCTCCTTAGTAGCTGTAAACTTCGTCTCCCATAATCTGCATTCCACGCTCCGATTGCCGCTTTTCCACGGATGCGGTGATTTGCTTTCCGTCAAGGTAAATCTTGAGCTCTTTCCCTCCGGTAAGCTCGTCTCCGTACCGCTGGAAAATGTCAAGGAATGCGTTATAGCAGCCATCATGGACGGCACTGCGGAGCTCTGCGGGGCTTGCTCCGCTAGCGGAAGAACTTGGATAATAGCTACCGGCAGATGTATTGGAGCCATTGGCGGAATCATAATCGCTCGTGCCAGGATAGCTCGAGTAGTTATTGTCTACGGACGGGCTGGAGCTTGTTCCGTACTTTCCAACAAGCGTTCCGACAATTCCTGCGATGGCGGCTGCAATTGCAACGCCGCCAGCAATCATGATGACACCAGTCGGAATACCTAAAGAGGTCAAAACACTGCCGATTGTCTGCAAGATGCCCATAAATGCAGCTCCAATTTGACCGATAAGCCCGGCAATGCCAGCGATGATAGACGGGAACTGACTCAAAACGCCAGAAGAAAGGCCAATACTGATTGCTCTGCCGGATGCCGAAATCGGCCCGATCAAAGCGGAAAAAGACGTTGCAATCTTGCTGCCGAGACCTACAACCTGCGTGGAAATTTCTCCAAATTTTGAAGTAATCCCAGCTAAGATATTGCTCCCGATGAGTTTTGCAGAAGAAAATACTTTGGAACCAACGGTCTTAAGAGCACTGGTAAGATTGGAAACCAAGTCGGAAGCATAAGACTTGACCTGTTTTCGGTTTTCTTCCCCCATCGCCTTCCAGATGATGGCTGCTGTGTTTTCGGCGACGGTTTGGATATCGCCTTTCTTGACCGCATCAATCATGCCCTTAATCGTGCCAATAAAGTCGCTCTTGAGGCCGTTGTCGATTTCATTCCACTTTGCGTCAAACGTATTGACCATGTTGTCAACAAAGCCGTTTGCAACGTCTGCGCCATAGTCAATCATCTCGTTGCCCTTCTGCTGAACAACGTTTGCCAGATTGGTCATAGCTTGTTCGACGTAAGGAAGTGCTGTAGTGATACCGTTTGCAAGGCCTTGGTCAATAAATTTACCAAAGCGCTCAAATAGAGCAGAGGGAGAGTGAATTTCAGTATCGGTCGTGAACTTGTCAATGATAGCTTTTGCAAGATTTGCCGCAGCGCCTTTTGCGGTTTCAATGCCGCTTTTGATACCATTTACGAGGCCCTGCCAAATGTTTTTGCCTGCTTCAAACATTTTGGAAGGAAGAGAAGTGATAGCATTTGCAACGGCTGTTACCATATCGGAAGCAGCTTTTGCGGCATCTTTTGCCCACGTTTTGATATCATCGATAAATCCACGAACAGCTCTCGCACCGTTTTCGACGTGTTCATCGAGATGTACGAACCATGTAACAACATCCTTTACCCAATTGATAAGGTCAGCAAAACCAAGAACCGCCTTTTCGATGAAGTTACCGTTCATCTGAATATCAAGACGTTCGGTTTCACTTACTCCATTGGTAATCCATCCGACAAACACTCCGATATCGTGAATCAGCTGAGCAATGCCCATGACGGCATTCTCGATGAAGTTACCGTTCATTTGTAAGTCAAGCCTATCAGTTTCGGAAACACCGTTCTGAATCCATCCAATAAAAATTGCGAAATCATTGATAAGGTTTCCGATGGCTGTAATTGCGTCGCCTACAAAATCAGCAACTTTTTCGCCCATAGACTTGAAAGCATTGAACCAGTCCGTTTCCATCTCAAAAGCTTCTTTTTGGCTTTCGCTACCAAGGCCGCGAACTGCAACAGTGATTGCTTCAAAACCAAGAACAGCAAGACCGGCTACAGGATGGCCACTAACAATAAGACCGATGCCCATAAGTGTTGTGATTAAATCACCAACATCAAGATCAAGGTCTTTTACAACGTCAGAGATTGTTTTGAACGCAGAAGAAATGCTATCCTGCCAACTTTCTGGAATGAGATTCCAGATTACTTGCTTTAAGTTGGAAAAAGATTCTTTCAGGTATTTGATGGATTCTCCGAGTTTTCCATCTGTGAGCGATATATTCCAACCCTGCCTAAGCCCTTCCGCGGCAAGGTAAATCATAGCTCGAACACGTTCAAGGCCTTTTCGGAACGCCTCACTGTTTTGGTACAGGTCAACAAAACGAGCAACCATAATGCCAACAGCGACAGCTGCTCCCATAATGGGAGACTTCCAAAGTTTGAGAATTCCTTCAATTAAAGAGCCATCGCCTTTGATTTTATTGAGAGCTTCAAGCAAAGCGTTGCCAATAGCCCACGTTGCAAATCCGGCAGAAATACCAGCAATCAATGGCGCAATCTTTTCCAGCTTTGCCTTGATTTCGTCCACGGCGTTGCCAACATAGTTCTTGAACATATCGTAGCCGGACAGGTCTACGTCGCCCAAGATGTTACCAGCAGATGCGCCGCTGCCAGAGCCGGAGCTTCCCTGTGTGGGGTCAATGATGTTCAGTTCATCAAAACCCATCGTGTAGTCCTTGAGGGCTTTGGCAGCTTTCTTGGTAGAGTCTGCCGTGTCATCCATTGCGTCACCAATGCCACCAACGCTGTCAGCGCTTTTAGTGAAATCAGTGAACACGACCTTCACGCCCATCAGCTTTGCCACCCACTCAACAAATTCTCGAATGAGCTGAACAGCGGCAATCAGCGGGGGGAGAATGGCTTTCAGGGCAGGGTAGAGCAGAGAACCAACAGACTTCGCTAGCATATCAAGCTGAGCTTTCAGAATCTTAATCTGGTTTGCAGGGCTTTGGATGGTCTGTGCAAGGTTGCCCTGCACATTGGCAGTCTGCTTCATAATGGCAATGTAACGCAGAACCGCCTTATCTGCCTGAGACAGACTAGAAACCTGCTTGTTAAAGCCCAAGGCAAGAAGCTCCTGCTGCAACCGTGCCTGAGACAGGTCGATGCCCAAACGGCGAATAGGCTCAATCTCACCAGAGATTGCGGAGGACATTGCAGTAAAGGTCTCTGCAACGTCCTTGTTCCAATAGGAGCCTTCGTCATAGGCAAGCTGGGTCAGATTCTTAGACAGAATGTATGCTTTGTCGCTGGCCAGACCAAACGAAGTGCCCAAGCTCTGGATGGTAGCCATGTAGGTCATCGCTTTGGTCGGGTCAACGCCAAGAAAGCCCTGCATCTTGCTAATGAGCGTATCAGCTTCACCGCTCAAATTGCCCATAGCATTATGAAACAGGTCTGTTGCTTCATAGAAATCGTTAAACTTCGCAACCGCGTTGCCAAGATACTCAGCAATGGCTTTCAGCGAGACCAGCTTTGCCATGTTCCGCATAAAGCCGTTCATCTGATTGGACAGGCTGAGATAGCTCTTGCGCTGCTTTTCGTTGGCAGCAGTCACACGGTTTGCCTGTGTCACAACCTTGCTCAACTGTGGCGGCAGCTTTGCAAAGGCGTTGCCTACCTTGTCAAGCTGAGATGCAAGGGGAGCAAGAGCAGCAGAAATCTTCTGACAAGAGCTTGCAAAAGAATCAAGGTCAGTCGCTTTCAGCTTGTCGGTCAGGTCAGGAACCTTTCCGATCGCATTGAAAGCGCTGCCAAGAGCTTTAAGATTCGATGCGTCCAGAATGGACAGCGGAGCCAAAGCGTTAGTGAGCTGAGTAATGCTGCCAGACATGGAGTAAAAGTCCACGCCGTTCAAGCCAGACACAGCCGCTGGAATCTTCTTGATCGCATTCACGACCGTGTTGATGCTTTTTGCGCTTGCGGTCGGGTTTACGTTGGAAAGTCCATTTAGAAAGCTGGTGATTTTGTCCAGCCCGGACATTCCAGCGGATGCCTGTTTCAGCGTTGCAATAGAACCAGCCAGCTTGTCAAGGCTGTTCACAACCTTTGCCACGTTGCCTTTTGTCCGCAAATTAGAAATGGCAGTAGCGAGCTTGTCGATATTAAGCTCTGCGCCCTGCGATTCCGCAGAAACCTCTACGGATAAGCTCGTAATATCAACATCAGCCATCACTACCACCATCACTTTCCATCATAGAGAACATCATTCTCTTGATTCGCTCCTGCGCCTCAACTGCGCGTTGGTATTCATACTCGTCTTTCTCCTTTTGGGTAAGGGGAAGTGGTCTATCCATGTACTTGATGAGCTTAGACCCTTTCTTGCGGAACATATTGCCAACCGTAGAGGAAAGCGCAGATGCCATGTAAAAGCCATTTCTCCACGCTTCTGTGTTGGCTCTGCGTTCCCGCAGCTCCTCTGCGTCGCGATAAACCTTCGCCAGCCAGACATCGCCGTACCAGAACTGGTCGTAGGTCATGCCGATGGAGATGTAATAGGCTTCTACATCGTGGAACAGCTTGGAGAAGGAGAATGGTTCTCCTTCTCTGTCTGTTTCCTGAGATTGTGCAGTTACACAATCTCCCACGTTGCGTTTTTTGCGGTCTTGTCCTCAGTGTCAGTTGCCAGCAGAGACTTGGAAGCGTCCATGAACATCTCAAGCAGAATGCCCATAAGGTCTTCCTTATCCTCGATGTGCTGGAACATCTCATCAACTACCTTGCGCTTGATGCCCTTGTTCCGTGCGATGAAAGCACCGTAGAACAGGGCACGAGAGTTGGACAGCAGGTTGGTCATCTGGGTGTACTGGCCAATCTGAAAACCCGCACGCTCGGTGGCCTCCACGCTGTCACGAGTAAAGGTCAGCTCGTAAGTGTTCTTGCCATCGGGGGAATGAAAGTTGATAACTTTAGCAGCCATAATAAATGCTCTCCTTTATAAATAGGGGCAGAACCAAATCCGATGTTCAGTTCTGCCTGGTTTGATTGATTCGATTTTTGCGGCTTAGCCGCCGTTGACAGTCAGGGTTTCGCTGAACTCAGGCTTCTTGGTGAAGATGCAGTTGATGGTCATTTCCACAACCTCGTCCACGCCGAAGCCGGACAGACCAACCTGATGCATACCCTGCCAAGAGAAGCCGGAGCCGTCCTGCATCTTCAGGGCATAATACTTCACGGTGTTGCTCTCGGAAGTCTCATCGTAGCCAGCTTCCTTGACCTTCTTGTAGTCAGTCTTGTTGTAGTTGGCAGTGAAGGACTTGGTGTCACTCTGGATAATGCCAAAGATGTTGACCTGCATGGGGTCGGACAGGGTAGTTGCATCCAGAAGGTTCGGCTCGGAAATCAGGTCGGGCACATCCTTGATGTCGCACAGCTTCGTCAGAGCGGTTGCGCTGTCGCCACAATACAGGGTGGTATTCAGACCGGAGATAGCAGTACTCATAGAATGTTTACCTCCTTAGTTTCGGTAAATCATTCCGTCCTCTCCGATTGTTGCCCCGTAGCTGCAATCAATCCGATAGACGGAATTGTTGTACAGCCCATTCAACGGGGCAAACGATTTGCGATAAAATTTAAGCGGTTCAAGAACAGAATCCACGATGCCAACAATGGAGCGTGCTTCTGCAATACGTCCAGTGTCCTTGTTGGAGTAAACACGAACACGCAAGGAAACGGCGGCATACTTGCTGTGACCGGCAGAATCAATATGTACAGGAAGATTGCTGTTTTCCTCTATCTGCACACACGGAAACTTCTTGACGTTGCTGTCATTGATTTCACCGGTGACGAAGATGCCGGGCACTTGCTTTCGCAGCTCCTTAGCAACGGACGTGAAGATAGAATTGAAATAATCAATCAACTATTCCAAACCTCCCTCCACGTTGCTTCAACCTGAGAAGCCATTTCCTCAACAGCTCCCCACATAGCCATAGCTGGCTCGTTACCATCGGTGTAATTCAACTGACCTTTACCATCCACCTGTTTGACGGGTGTGCCAGCATTGCCGGGGTCACCGTAGTAGTACCATCTGCGGTTTGCGCCTTGCCCTTTGCCGTAGGAGCCATGCGCCCCAACGCCGGGCGGTAATTCACCGCCATATCCGTTGTGATGTACGCCAGTGCCAAACTCGATGAACGCAACTGCTTTGCCCTCTGCAATGATGGTACAGGTATTTTCGTTCTGCTCAACACGGCAAGAGACATCGTTGCTACAGGCATACTGTGCGTTCGCAAAACGAACTTTTGCAACGTCAAGTCCTTTATCAGCCAACGCCTTTGCGAACTCTTGTGCTTTTTTGTTCAGGGTGGCCTTGTACTCCTGTATCTGACGTTCCGCATCACGAAGTCCGGCATCGCTCAACCTCACTTTAATTTTCACTTGCAGCCACCTCTTTCAACGCATACAGCGTGTCCGTAATATGCTCTGCGACCTTGACCACAGTGTAATTGAAGGGCTTTGAAACGTCTGCCTGAAACCAGACGTGTGTGCCTTCATAAAGCGGGGTGTTGTGCTTTTTGCTGGACGAACTGACAACGTAGCTGTAATCCGTGAACGTGCCGAAAGGGTTTGCTTCCGCAGCGCCGGTAGGCGGGCTGACATTCAGCATTAGCTTTGCGGGTTCGCTCCACGATTCGTATGCGGATTCGCCAGTCTCGTTTCCCCACTCGTCCACAACAGGCATTTTCTCGCCAACAGGGTTCGAGTACCACAGCGGGCGCTTGTCCAGCGGGCTTCCATTGAACATCAGCCGATAACACCTACTCTCGGAACCACTTCATTCAGCAGGGACTGTGCTACATCGGAGCTTTCCCACACACGAGTAATGCCATTGTTGGTGTAGCTCGTCTGTCCGTTTGCGCCGATGTGGTTGTACAGTTCCGCTGCAATTCGTACTTGCAGCGACTGATACTGCGAAGGCAGCTCGTCCGGTCTGTTGCCGAAGGGGAAGCCCTGTGCAAATATCTTGTCTTTGGCGAAATCAAGCAGCAGGTCGAAGAGCGGGTAGTCCTCGTCCGTGACTTCACGGTCAAGTGCAGGGGCGATGTACTGCCCAAGCTTGACTGCCGCTTCGGAATACTGGTCTCCCATGCTGCTTTCCTCCTTTCGCCTTAGTAAGCCTTGATGCAGTACACAGCGTCCATGCGCTCAAAGGACGGCAGGACAATCTCAGAAGCATAGACGTTGGCGTTGACCGGGTGAACGGTCAGCTCGGTGGTAATGGCAACGCCGGTGTTCACGATGGACACGGATGCACCAGACTGACCAGACAGCAGGTCGGCTTCCTCAGGAGTAGTACCGTACCAAGTGCTGCCCAGAGCGCCGGACGGAGCAACCACCACCATGCCGTCAGGCAGGTACTTTTCGCTTGCGCTGTACTGGTCTGCCTTGAACATCTTATCGTACAGATGAATGGTCAGACCGGTTGCGGATTCGATAATCTGCCGTGCTTCGGCATCCAGCAGAACGGCGTTCGCCTTTGCGGTGACCGTCATGAACCGATTCTTTACCTCGTCCGCAGCAATCATGTTGCGGAAGGTGGCAGTGTTCATGTACACTTCGGTCACGACCTCGCCAACGCTTGCCAGAACAGAGTCCTTTGCGGCGTTCAGGTCTGCAATGGGGGTGGCAGTGGCAGCAGACCACTTAGACTTGGCGACACCGCTGATATCCTTAAAGTTGGTGGATTTCCAGCCGCCGTCCGGGTCGTAGTTGTAGGTGTAGTCCACGCCGTTTGCCTTGATGGTGATGCCAGGAACACCATTGGCGGGAGCCAGCAGCTGCCAGATCATACGCTCGGGTACGATACGTGCACCAGTGATAAGCTGTGCGGTGTCATCGTACAGACGGTTCATCACGCCACGAGCATAAGGGTCATTGCTGTCCAGGACACGCAGGATTTCCTGACGGTCTTTCTCGCCCAGATGGTAGCCCTCACGGAAGAACGGCATCTCGGTCTCATCGAACTTGAAGCCCTCACGGGTACGGAACGTAGCCTTTGCGTCAAATGCGCTGGGCATCAGAGAAACGCCAACGCCCTTGTGACCGCGCAGCCACTTCAGGTCAAGACCAGCCTTCTTCTTTGCGGGGAACAGTGCATCAGATGCGAAAGGCATCGCATTGGTGGGGTCATTCGTCCAATAGGCGGCAATCGCAGCCGGGGCAAAGACTTCCTTAAGATTCAGTGCCATGTTGTTTTACCTCCTATTAAGCGTTTACGCTGATGTTGTCACGGCAGAAGATGCCAGGAATGGCGGTCTTAAGCGCAGTAATCGCATCAGAATCATAGGTGAAGCCAGAGCTTGCGGCCGCCTTCTTGGTGTCGATAACGCCACGAATTAGCAGGGAAGCATTAGGGTTCTCTGCCGGATCAACGTCATACAGAAGAATGCCGTCTGCGGTGGCAGAGGTTGCTTTCTTGCCAGCTTTGGTCATGGGATAGCCAGCCTTGACCGCAGCAGCTTCGGTCACGGTAAAGGGGATGGCAGTGTAGTCATTGGAAGCAAGGATGGTATCGTTGATTCCGTTGACCGTGTTTCGGGTAAACTTCATGTTTTCCTCCTTGTTAATGGAAAGCACTCATTGCGTCACTCGATGCCTTAGAAGCGTTTGCGTTCTGCTGTGCAAGGCTCTTGGCAAACGCCACGCCCTCACTGTCAGAGCCATTCTTGCCATCCGCACCCGGAGGTGTGGGCATATCCTTCAGCAGAGAAGCCTTGTATGCGGTGTCATGGGCGGTCATAAACTCCGACTGGAACTTAAACACCTTGTCCATGTCACCGTCAGCCAGTGCAGATGCAGCCTTGTTGGCAAGTTCAGCGTCATAACCCTGTGCAACGAACTTCTCACGGTAAGATGCAAGGGTCTTTTCCTTGACGAGGTTCTCCTTGTCGGCTGTCAGGGCTTCAATCTGCTTCTGCATCTCTGCCAGCTTGTCAGCCTGCTCCTGTACGGCATTCTCGTCATCGGTACGCTTTGCCTTGAGCTGCTTCTTGTACTCAGCAGCTTCGCCGTTTGCTTTCGTCACGGCGTTACGCAACTTCTCCACCTCTGCGCTAGGGTCTGCAACCTTTTCAAGCGCAGAAATGATTTCATCGGCGGTCATGCCCTCTTTGTAGGCATCACCAAGCAACACATTGAGTTTCATATCGTTAATTTCCTCCTGCGTTTTTTTACCGTTGCTTCCCTGCAACGCTGCGAAATTTATATCCCGGCTTCCCTGCCGTGTTTATGGCAAAGGACTATTCGTCCTCTGTTTCTTTATTGGTATCGGTAGACTGTTCATCCGCTATGTTCCCGGCGTTTGTGTCGGTAGCATTCTGTTTGGGCTGTTCCTGCGGCTTCGGTGCTTTCCCATTTTCGCCCAGCTTGCCAGCGGCAATCAGGAAGGGCTTGCTCATTTCGTAAGCAGCCTGTGGGTCAGGGAACAGACCGGGCGTGGTGAACGCCAACTGCGGGTCAATCGGCTGCTGAATCATCTGCGCAAAAATCTGAACCTTGCTCTGCTGGTTATCGTACTGACGGCGGGGCAGTTTGATGTTGATGTCACTTGCCATCAGCTTAGAACCAGCCGTATCACGCAGGATTTTCAGCATCACAGACAAGCTTTGACGCTCAGCATACTTGAACATATTCTCGTACTGCTGCGCCCTTGCTTCGGTGTGATTCCAGCCGTTGCGGACGATGACTGCGCCCACGTTGTCGGACGTTGCGTTCTCGCTGCCAGTGGCACTTGGCATAGCAGTCAGACTGCGGTACACGTTCAACATGGAGTCAAGCAGGGTCTGGCTCTGCTGCTGGTCTAGCTCGTTTGCAATCTGCGAAACAGAAGCGGGCAGACCAGCGGTGGATTTCAGGCACATTGCGCCCAATTCCTTCACCTTGTTCAACGCATCCTCGTCAACAAGGCAGTTGGTAAACACCATGATGGACTGGATGAACTGCGCCACGCCGTCCAAACGGTTGCTTTCAAGGTCGTTGATGGCATCCAGCACAGGAATAGCCGGTTCAAACAGACCCATCCGCTCCGGGTTCAGCTTGTATTCGACCATCGGCAGCATTCCGAGAGAATGGTTCTCCGACTTTGTGACCTTGCCGTTATCGATTTCAAAGTACTGGTTCGGCGTATACACGCAAATCAGGTCGTTCAGGTCGTTTTGATAATTTCGTGGGATGTGCAGCACGTTGGCAATGGGCTTGTGACCAATGCCGGAGTTGTAAATCACATACGCCATGTCCGGGTCGGGAACGTCCACCAGCAGGGGCGTTTCGTCCGGGTAGTTACCGTTATACCCCTTGTCAGGGAGAACAATGCGATATCCCTGTCCACACTCCAACATCCACTGCCAGAGCCGCCGATCAAGCGCATCCTTGCCTTCATACTGCAAAGCATTGGACAGGCGGGCAATTTCCTCACCGTCACCAGTTGCCGTTTCAGACCGCACATAAGAGCAAGGAGTGCCGCTCATGTAACCGGTGTAGAAGCCCACGCACTCGTTGGCATGGTTCTCTACAATGCGGTTAGTGATTTCAGCGTGGTATTCCTTCGTGCGATGGAGGACAGGCTGGTTACCCAAGTAGTAGTTGTGCAGAAAGCGAATCTCGTTCTTGTTCAGCAGATGAATAGGCTCTGCTTTGCCCATGACCACTTTCAGCACGTTTGACCGATTGATTTCCGTCTCCGGAGTTTCAATCGGTCTACGTCCGGTCAGCGGATTATTCAAAAAGCCGTCAACGACTATCTGATACTCAGCCATGTGTTCCTCCTTTCCGGCAAAATAAAAAGCGCAGCAAGACAAACCTGTTAAGGTCTATCTCACTGCGCCAAAAGTGCGCCTTAAACTTATTTTTGATATATGAAAATCGATTTAGGCTTCCACTGAGAAATTCTTTCAGATATATCTTTTACATGAATATATCCCAAAGAAAGCATTTTATTTTTGCTGTTTTCCCCAGCGGTTAAAATTGATGCAAGAGCCAAATCCCCGTGTCCACAGCAAGAATTTATTGTATTAACTCCCTTCGATTTTAAACTCAATAATTCATCTTCAAGACACAAATCACAGCAAAACCCATATCGAGTTTTTACGCAACATTTATATTCTCCAATTTTTGAACTACTACAAAACTTTTTTGCGTTTTCTAAATTAAGAGAACCAATCTTGCCGCTTTCAAAAAGAGCAGTTATATTTTCTTCTAACACACACATAACGTTGTCCTTTTTACCTTTCAGGAGAATGAATTATTTTCACCCATCCTTCCCTTGTGTCTCCTTCGATAACGCCCTTGCATCTGTCACACTTGAAATGGTATCGTCCGTCTACTTCGCCAAGATAGCGGTTGCAGCGGACGTTCTTATAGATTGGATTTTGCCTGATGCAAGGGCAACAGATTCTAACTAACATGAGCGCCCCTTTCGTTGGATTTCTGGAAACAGGCTGTTGAGCACGAGCCTGTTGGAAGCTACTGGGAAACTATTCGCACTTCCAGCCGTGCTATTCTTCGCCCGAAGAAAACCATTGCAGCCTTTACATTCAGTTTGACGGACAGTCAACGGGTCGGCTGCAATTTTGGTGCTGCATAATGGATTTGAACCAATGTATGTCCGGTTATGAGCCGGATGCTCTAGCCATACTGAGCTAATGCAACATAAAAGCCCGGCTTGATTGGTTAACCGCTGCTCTTTGCAATGTCATGCCTAACCATTGCATCGAGAGCCGGGAGTAGCGGTGGAGGATTCAGAGAATAGAAAGCCAAGCAAATAAGATGGTTGTGCTGCGTAACGGAATCGAACCGTTGCTTGCCAGCCGTGGGGGATACAGTCTGGCATTCCCCTTACAATTGGAAACGCAACATATAAAGCCCGGTGAAGGCGAAAGAGTGAGAAAACCTCCACCGGTGAAAGGAGGAATATGCCTGTTGACACCCAAACAAGTAAAAATGACAAAACCTTGCTGCGCTGGGCTATTCCTTAGAGGAAGCTGCAAATCTTCCTGCGTACATTATAAACCTTGTCAAGTGGTGAAATCAAATAAATAGACCCAGCGAACACAATATATTGTGTTTTTAATCAAAAAGGCCTCTTGACAGGCTCAATTTTACTGATTCCGTTGTACAATTCATCGGCAAGCTGTGCCAGACTGTCCGGGGCATCATCGTGCGGAACTTTGCCAAGCTGCGTGAACATCGTTACCTGTTCCATGAACGCCTTGTACTCTTTCGACTGGTGTTTTTCGTCAAGGAAGTAGAACCGTTTGATGTCCGGTGCATACTGGATGATTCTGGACAGCTTGCTTTGACCACTGGGCGCACGTTGGCTACGAACAGAGCAGTGATAGCCTTGCTGCCGGAGTTGGCTGTCTACCACGTCACAATATTCGTCACCGCCGTTGTTGGCTTCGCCACGCACCACATTGATTTTATGCTGGATGATTTTGCCCACGACTTCCGGTCTGGTCACGGTCTTATCGCCGTTATTAAACACAAGGTCTGGGATAAACACAGCATCGCCGTACACATAAGCGATAGGACAGGCGGTAAAGTCACCGCCGCCCCATGCAATGTCCATGACCATGAGCTTGCGATCGGGCTCTCCATCAGGCAGAACGCCGTTGAAATACCGCAGTTCATCGGCAGGGAACAGCAGACCTTCACGCACATAAGGCTTGCCCATGTACTTTGCCCACCATGTTGCATCGTCAATGCTGGCTTTCATATCGGCATAGTAAGCATCGTCAAATCCCACGCCGTAGTCATAATTGAAATTGCTGTGTCCGTTCTCATCCACAGCGGGAATCACCCGGAAGCGGTACTTCGGATTGTCCGCGTACTGGTTCTGGATACGTCCCAGAGGGTCAAGCACGTTCCAACGTGTACCGACCATCAGCTCTAATGCGCCCTGCTTTTTACGGTCTTTCAGCTGGTTTAGGTAAGCATCGTACTTGTTGTTCAGACGCTCAACATTCAGGCTTTCCTCCAAGTCTTCAATCAAGTCATCGCTGTACAGAACGCCGCCCTCGCCAATCTCAACAGCACCAGTCAGAGTGCCGCCAATGGAGCGGCAAGTAAGGGTAGGGAAGCGCTTTTTACGGTTCAGGTCAACACTTTCATCCTTTGCACTCTTATCTACAAGCTGAACGTCAGGGAAGATTTTCCCCCAGTTATAGGTCACGGGGTCTGTGATGATAGACAGCACTTCACCATAGAAGCCGTTTGTCAGCTTGTCAGAATGTCCGCTCATGACCGATGCAACGTCCGGGCGGTTTCCCATAAGCCATGTGATGAAAAAGATGCACAGGCTGGATTTTCCAGAACGCGGCGGCATAGAAACACCTAAAAAGTCGATGTTATGATAAAAAAGGTCTTGCAAGTCGCTTGCGAGCACATGAAGCACACGTCTGCGTGGCTGATAAAACTTCTTCTCCGGCGCACGATTCCATTCAAGATAGATGCAATAGCTGTCGAACACATCTTTTGCTTCAAACAGGTACGTCCGGCTGATAATGTCATAGACCTTTGCCACGTCCTCGCCTGTTTTCATCTTGCCCATCATGGCTGCACAGACGGAACGCAGCTCACCAGAGTATTTGTAGGCATCGAACCGCTTGTCCTGTGGCAGAGCGTCTCTTAGGTTCACCACCGCCTGAAACCAGTCCTCGTAGACCTGTGCTTCTGTCGGATTCTGCTTCGCATACGCTTTGATGCTGTCAATGATGGCGATACACTGCTTTGGCTGCATAAAAAAATAGGCACCCCCTACCTGAAAATGTAAAGAGTGCCTACAACTGCACAAAAATCAAATATTCGGTTTTATTCTCCAGCTTTGAAATTGTAAATCGGCTTAATATGCTTTACAATATCAACGGTTGGAAAGATTGCGTTGATGATCTCCTGCGCTGGCTTATATGCCATCGGGCATTCATCCAACGTGGATTCATCGGCTGACGTAGTATAAATGCCGTTCATTTGCTTTTGGTATTCCTCAACGCTAAACGCCTTTTTAGCCGCTGTTCTGCTATATAGTCTGCCAGCACCATGCGGAGCAGAGAAATTCCAATCAGGATTGCCCTTACCAACACAGATAAGGCTTCCATCTCTCATGTTAAGAGGAATAATCAGCTTCTCGCCCTCTCTAGCGGATACAGAGCCTTTTCGGATAATATCATCAGATTCATCAATATAGTTATGAACGGTTTCAAAGAAGGACGCATGGGTCAGCATAGAATTGATTCCAACTCCATCTAAAATGGTGTGCATAATTCTTGCTCTGTTCATCCTCGCAAAAGCCTGACAAATCCGCATATCATTAAGGTAAGAATCGCGTTCTTTACCTTCGAGATAGCAAAGCTCATTTGGAATATCGGGAAACCGAACATCCAATTCTTTGATTTTTTGCGAGATTTCTTGTTCACGACCCTGCGCTTTCAGTTCCGCAATCAGACGTTCCGTAGCTTCTTTTCTTTTGTTCTTTCCTTTGATATTTGAGATGGCTACGTTTTGATGATACTCTGCGACTTGCTTTCCAAGATTTCGGCTTCCAGTATGGATAACAAGGTACTGGTTTTTTTCTTCATCTTCGTCCAGCTCGATAAAATGATTGCCACCGCCCAAAGTACCCATGCTGCGAAGAATCCAGTCAACATTATGTAGGCTATCTTTGCAATCAAGCTGGCTAAGGAAAGAATCCGACATTTTCTGCGATTCGTGAACATTCATTCCAGCCGGGACTCGTTCTCTGATTACTTTATCTAACTTTTTCGGGTCGATGTGTTCAATTCCAAGTTCAGCGACAAGCATCCCGCAACCAATGTCCACGCCCACAATATTCGGAATGACTTTCTTGCCCAAGTTTGCCGTAAAGCCAATTACGCACCCGGAACCAGCATGAACATCTGGCATAATGCGAATTTTGCATCCGTCAACAAAGCTCTGATTGCAGAGCGTTAGAATCTGATCGGACGCCTTATCTTCGATATTGTCTGTGAACACCTTTGCGGACGCATATTTTCCGTCAATCGTTTTCAATGTATTCTCCTTTCTCATTCGGTTTTATTCTAGGTTGCAAACAACGTCAACTGATTTTCAGCCTTTTAATGACTTCATCTGCCGTAAGGAACCCTTCCACATCTTTGTCCGTGACAGACCCCATCACTTCAATCAAGCCTTGTTCATAGCCATACGAACCATATCCGCAGATAGCATCCCATGCTCGCATTTCGCCATCATAGACCACAATCTGCGTTCCCCAGTCTTGGTCTTTGAATAAATCAGGCTCTTTCGATACCAATTCATCCATTTCGGGGAATCTGCGACCGTATGTGTGTTCAACGCCACGCTCTGTAAGCATAGCATCCAACTTATCCATCTCTGTCATTTTATCCAGCCTTTCTCTGTTCAGCGATCCGATACCATGTCTGGCGGGTCACGCCAAGCTGCTTGGCGGCATCCGTGACGGTCAAAAGATTTTGCGAAACCTTTTCGTAAAGTTCCTTATACAAAGAAAAATTATAAGGTGTTGGTTTTCTACCCTTATATTTTCCAGCGGCTTTCGCCTTTGCGATTCCATCAAGAAATCTCCTCTTATATTCGGTTTTATCTTCTTCTGCGTCAATAATCGGATAGCCCTTTTCCTTTAGCTTATATTTTGTCGAAATCTCCATTGCTCTTGCAACATCTCTAGGCAATTCATCAGAGATTTTGAGAGTGACGCATTCGTACTTATCCAAAAACTGTTTGAATGTCTCGCTCCTCTTGTTAATGTCTTTGTATCTTCCTTTTCTGCCTATACCAACATAAAATGGCGTGAGTTCTTTGTGTTCAATGAAAAACCAGATATACACGCAATAATGCTTTTCATCTTCTGACAACTTTTCCATTTGCTTTTCAAAGTCCATATTTTCTCCTTTGTTATTGCGAACTTCCAAAAGAAATGGTATAATACTTCTGCTACCATTTCTTTCTCTTTTGAGAATGGTGGTGGTCACTTTGGCGGTAGTTCTGTGGTGGGGCTACCGCCTTTTCTATTAAAAACTGCAATCGCAATTTTTACAAAATAGGTTCCTGCTTTCCTTTTACCCATTCATCATTTTTCCCGTAGCGGTAATAGCCCTCATAAGTCTTTCTGTTCCCAAGGATAGATTGAATTGTGCTAGAGGTAAACGGCTTTCCGTTTCTGCCGCAGTAGCCTTCTTCATTCAATCTGTCTGCTACGCCACGAATTGTATTGCCAGCATCACGCAATTCAAAAGCGCGCCGAACAATTATTGCTTCATCTTCTTTAATTGAAAGTTCACCATCCTTAACTTCATATCCCATCGGAGCCTTGCCACCGCTATAACCGCCGCTTGCAGCCTTAATGGCTCTGCCGCTAGAAGTCCTTTTCGTGATGTTCTCACGCTCCATTTGAGCACAGCAAAGGGTAAACGCTTCAAGCATTGTAGAAAAAACTCCCATTTTCCCAAAATCTTCCGCAACGCTAATGAGAGAAATCTCTTTTTTGAGCAGAAGCATTTTGTAATAATAATAAACGTTGATGTCTCTTGCAACTCGATCACTTTTTGCAACAACAACCGCTTCATACGGAGGATTGGAAACATCACCATACACGATACTGTCAAATCCCGGCCTTTCCTTTGCACCGGATTCACCAGCATCGGTAAACCACTTGATGATATTCATATCATTCTTGCGGCAGTATTCTTCGATTTGCTCTTTCTGGGCTTCCATTCCGAATTTATCTTCGCCACATTGCCCATCTGTGGAAACTCTGACATACGCAGCCACATTTTTCATTTTTACCAGCTCTCTTTCTTGACACTATTATACACCATGTACGTTTAATCGTCAAGAGATAGTTTGCGTATTTTCAACTTTTTACTATCAATAGGGTAGTCAAACGGCTGTAAACTTTTTCGTTGCTTTACAAACTGTATACTTGAATAGTAGCCTTACGAATTATCGAAAAATATCTTTTGAGTTACTATCACTAGGGTAAACTAATCCGTTTACGGAAGTACTATCAAATAACGTAAATTTACGTTAGAATGCGTAAAATGTCACAGATGTGTGACTGAATTATACAAATTGGGCTGTTGACAACTATATACCAAGCGCCTATAATCTAAGACAGCAGAACACACGATGAATCAGCCAACAACGGTAGATTTATCCTTTGTGGCATAAAAAAATAGGCCGTCAGCATACCGACCAAAGTAGCACTGACGACCTATTCCACCACAAAACAGAAGCTGCGCAACCAAGGGCGCAGTCTCGGTTTCTGTCAATTATTATAGCAGAAGCAGACCGCTTCTGCAATAGAAAGGAGCAAAAAACATGAACTTTCCTACGACAACCGAAGAATTTCTAAAAACCTTCGCACACGGCAAAGAGCCGACCAGCGAGGATAGGGAGTACGCAGAAGCACTTGGTAAGCTGTCCGAACTGAACTACCGGGCAGGGTACGAAGCGGGAGCGGCCAATAAGAACCGCAAAATCTGATGTCAACACTAGTGAACACAATATCTGGTGTGTTTTTGATTGACATTCAGATATTTTGCAGTTACACTTATTGCACAGCAAAACAAAAGGGGGTGAATATGTATGAGTAGTCCTTACGCAGAGCGTTACGGTCACACCGTTACCATCAGCGTGACGGAGCGGCAGTTCGCAAGCTTGCAGGAATACTGCATCAAGAACCGGGTCTCAATTTCTGCTGCGTTCCGTGAAGCGTTCTTTACGCTGCATCCGATGGATTCAACTAATGAAAACGAAAAATGATACGCTCGCTAAAGTTACCAGCCACAGCGAACGTATCATGTAAACCCTGAGAGAAGCATTCTCTCGCCGTTATTATAGCAGAAAATTGCTTCTCTCACAAGTGAAAAGGAGCTTTTTAATGCAACTTTCTTTGTCTGAGAACATTAAAATCTTCAACAACGCCGAGTTTGGCGAAATCCGCGTCATGCTCATTGACGATGACCCTTGGTTTGTTGGCAAGGACATTGCGGTGGCTTTAGGCTACAATAACCCGCAGAAAGCCATCCGTGACCACGTTGATGAGCAGGACAAAGGGGTGAACGAAATGGACACCCCCGGTGGTAAGCAGCCTATTATCATTATCAACGAATCCGGCCTGTACAGTCTGATTTTCAGCAGCAAGCTGGAAAGTGCACAGCGGTTCAAGCACTGGGTCACTCACGAGGTCTTGCCGTCCATCCGCAAGCATGGGATGTACATGACCGACAACCTGTTGGAGACGGCTATTGCCAACCCGGACTTCGTGATCGGGCTGATTCAGAACATGAAGGCCGAAAAGGAAAAGAGCGCAGCGTTGCAGATGCAGAACAAGCAGCTCTGTGAGAAGAACGAGGAGATGCAGCCTAAGGCAGACTACTTTGACGACCTTGTGGCATGGAACGTGTCTACCAACTTCCGCTCTACCGCAAAGGAACTGCGTATTCCTGAACGCCTGTTCATCAAGATGCTCATTTCTGACGGTTACATCTACCGCGACAAGAGCAAGGGCATCCTACCGAAAGCAGGCAAGGGCGACGGTCTCTTTGTCGTCAAGGAATATTGCAACCAGAAGAACAAGCACGGTGGCGTACAGACCAGAGTAACGCCGAAAGGCCGTGAGACGTTCCGTCTGCTCTATGCAAGCATTCGTAGAAACGGATAATTGAGGTTTTGCTCAAAAATGAGCAAAACTCATACGGAGCACATTTTTGCGCTCCGTAAAATAGTTAAATAAGAAAAGCCAGTGGTTAGAGAACATCTAGCCGCTGGCTTTTTGTGTTATGCGATTATTCCTCTACAAGGTCTGCGTACTTGACTTCGATGCGGGGCAGTTCATCGGTAGTGCTGGTCAATGCTCTGGTGATTTTTTCAAGCCCGGTGAATTCACCATAGACGGTGATAATATCATCTTCCAGAATCTTCACAGCATCGCCACCGCGCTTGTCAAGCATATAATACTCGTCATCGGCATAGAATCCGTATCCGCTGTTGTCCGTGTAAGTTCTCCACGCTTTCTCGCTGCCAGAGAAGTTTGCGTCAATAATCTGCGAGACCTTTACCTCGACTACAATCTTGGTGCCCTCATACTTTTCAGGATAACGGCACAACTCCTTATAGTCTACAGTCTGGCACTCTGCCTTGTAATCGTCCTCGCTGATCTCAGGCACAACAGATGCAACGGAAGAAGCGGTGGATGCGCTTGCCTTACTAGACGTAGCGTCCTTGTAGCCCTCTTCAAAGCCCTTCTTGCCGCTATCGCTAGAGCCACCAATAGCAGACAAGACAATCAAAACAATGATGGCAATGAACCACCAGCGCTTGTAGATGGGCGGCTTATTCTTACCGCCACACTGAGGGCAGACCTTTGCGCTTGCGGCAATTTCTGCGCCACAGTGCTTGCACGTTGTCATTTTACTTTTAGCCATTGTAGATTCCTCCCTTTCAAGGCTTGTAAGGCAAGTATAGCACATAACACAGACCCTTTGTAGGGGTCTTTTTGTTTTTGCGGGAAATTTTTGGAGTTGATGATAGGGGGTGGGGTGTTTTTGAGCCTTTTTTATTTTTTCGGTGGTGACGGGACTGACCGGGCGGGGCTGGGCGGCGGCTGTATGCCCCGCCGGTGGAGATCCCAGCCCCAGCACACCCGGAACGGCTGCACACGACAGGCAGCAAGGCAAACCGTGCCAGATGCAAGGCAGACCGCCCACAACAAGCCGCGCACCGGCACACACGCCCAGACGCTTGACACGTTGCGCAGGGAAATCGGGACGGCGGCGGGTACTAATGGCACAGTGCTTGTATGTTGCGTGTGCAACATTTTTATGCACCTGTACGTTTAATCTTGAATATACTATTGACTTGTACGTTTAATCATGTATAATAGTAAGTGTACAGAGGATGTACACCACCACACCACCACAAAACAGGAGGACAAAAACCATGAAAAAGACTATTGATATTATGGACTACTGCAACAAGCTGTTTGCTGCAGACCTTTTCGCGAGCGTCGTGCTGGAGGAGGACTTCGACGCGGGCTGCGACTACACTTGGAGCGCAGCCGGTGACGACTGGGCGGACAAGTTCCGCGCCGAGCTTAACGGCTACATCTCCGCCGGATGCTGTGCAGAGCGTGCCGCCGACTACCGCAAGGCCCTTGCTATTCTCGACGAGATGGAGCAGGCAGCAGCAGAGCAGAACAACGCCCCTGCCGCTCTCGACTACACCGCACTTGCTGACGCCATCCGCGCCGAACTCAACGCCCGCCACGATCGCAGCGCATGGAGTAAGGCCATCACGCTGTACGCTCTCGACCTGCTGGACGATGTGCAGGAGGGTGCGGACAATATGGAGCGCTTGCCCCTTGACGGGGCAGAGCTTGAGCGGTGGGCACTCAACGATGCAAGCTGCTGGGAACAGTACAGTAACGGCGGCTGCTCCATCTGCTATAATGCCGATATTGCCGCCCGCGTCTGCACTCCCTCCGAACTCAAGCGCACCGACGGCGGCATGAACAACCCCAACAGCCGGGAAACGTGGCTTGACGTGCAAGCCCGCGCACTATATCAGGCTTGCAACCGTATCCGCACTATCTGCCGAGCCAACGGCCTGTATTGCAAGGGGGTGCAGTGATATGATCGCACTTGACTTTACCCAGTGGGCAGCCCTCTGGTATGTGGGCGGCATGATCTCCGGCGCACTCGTTATGATCGCATTTCTGAACAGCTGAGGGGGCGCACAAAATGACATACACGGCAAATAAAAAGGCATACAGCCTGTTAGAATCCCTTGCATATTGGATGGCTGAAATCTCCTATTGTAGGGAAAAAGACCCGGACGACATCGGTTTTTTGAATAAGGCAGATAAAACCATTCATTTCTTGTTCAATCAGCTCGACCGGGCGGGCGTCCCGTTTTGGGCGCAAAACTCAGCGCTTGCAATCGGTGAGAATTGGAGAGAATACGAGCGGCGCAACCTTAGAACGCTATTCACTAATAAAGGAATTTTGGAGGGCTAAAAATGACTGACTTTGAAGAAAAAGTGAACGCATACCGCGAAAACAAGCGGTTAATGGAAGAGCTTGAAGCAATGAACGACGCAATTAAAGCCGATATTATCAATATGATGCACGGCGCACCGGAAATGGTGCAAGGCACTGCAAAGGCCATTTATAAGGACGTGCAAAGCGTCCGACTTGATAGCAAGCTTTTACAGGCCGCACACCCGGATGTATACGCGGAGTGCAGCAAAAAGACCGTTTACAAGCGGTTTAGCGTGGTATAAAAAGGAGGTATCTATAATGACACTTACATATATTGGCGCGGACGACTTCGGGCGCAGAACATACGCCGACGAAACTGGAACAATCTGGAAATACACAGAGCCCGGCCCGATGCCACGGGAACGGCACGACACGCTTTATGCTGCATCTAACAACGACAAGGACGGCGAGCCGGAAAGCCCAATGCAAAGTAATGTGCAATATCAAATTATTGACAGCATTCCGGAGGCGACCGCAAAATGATATTTTCCTGCATCCTGTTTTTCTTCTGGTTTTTCTCTGCGCTGTTTAAGGCATCCAAGTGATGTCACCCGGACACTTTAGCGGGGCTGCACCGTAAAGCAACCCCGCCCCAGCCCAAAAGGGCAAAAATATTTCTTGCAAGTCCTGTTAATGGGGCTTGCGATATGGTACAATCTAGTTAATGAGACGGCAACAAGCCGCAGGAGGGTTATTATTATGTCATCTGCACAGGTTATTATTGACGCCGTTGTTGCAATCAATGGCACCGTGTCCCGCTCTTATGGCGTTGTGTCCAGCGTCAGCACCCGCCCGGAGGGCCCCCAAGGCACCGACAAGTTAACGGCAGAGGGCTGGACAGTACACAAGCCGCAGGGCGTACCGTGTCGCAAGGCCGTCATGATCGAGTTACCCGCAGACGTGCACGAGGGGAGCTATAAGGTGGGCGGTTGCACCCTTAACGGCTTGTATGCTGACCATGCCGCCCGTGATGGTATGGGGACAACTGTATACGTGCTCTGCAATCCGCAGCAGGGGGCAACATCTCGCGATTATAACGGCGCGATTGATAACACTATTGCTGCCGGTCTATCCTTGTCTGTACCGCAGGCAGACGGCACGCGCGCAATTATCCCAGTTAAGGTATTAGCAACAACTGTACTGTATGACGCGTTGCACCCCGGTTATAACGCATAATAAGCACATTTTCACCCCGCCAGCGTGGGCGGGGTTTTTCTTTTGCCTTGCACCTGCTGAGGGTGCAGGGCTTTTATTTTGCCCTTTTGCAATACAAACGCATACAAGCGGCAGTTATACAATCAATGCCACAAAACGGCACACAGGGCTTTACAGTGGCGTTTCCTGCGATTGCACCCACTCAACCGCCGCAAATACCAGACCGACACAAGCGGCTATAATACCGCCTGCGACACGCTGGAGAACGCACACGCACCGAAACGCCCCGCACCGATACCAGATACCACCGCAACGCCGGACGCTGTACAGCTCAGCACAGCCGCTATATTATAATAATGTATATAAGGGCGCAGCAGATTGCAAACCATATCAGCCCGGCGGGGTCTCGATGCCTCCCACGCCCGGCGGCTGAAGGTCTGGCACCGGGTCAGCGGTCAAGGCGGGGCGGTCTGGCATCTTCTACCCGGCGGGGCAGTCCAGCAGCAGGAGCGCGGCGGGCAGCGCGGAACCATTGGCGGCTCTCGCCGCATCTCTTTTCGGGCTTTCGCCCGATAGCCAATAGAGGTCAGCAATAGTCGTAGCGTTCCAGCTGGAATAGTCGTAACAGTTTCTGGAATAGTCGTAGCCAATAGTCGTAATTTCTCCAATAAAATAGTCGTGGAACAGCCGTAAAGTCGTCAGATGACCAGTTTTTGAAAGTCCTATATATAGTATAGTAATAAACAGTTCACTAATAGTCGCAGAGTAATAGTCGTAGCGCTTTCTTGCTAATCATCGTCAAATAGTCGTGTATTTTTTGTGTGAAATAGTCGTTTGCTTTTTAGAGAAAGAGAGGTGCGATAGTCGCTAAGTCATCCGACCTCCCAAAAATCAATAGCTGTCAAGACGCCTGTCAATTTTAATCCTAATCGCATTACCTCAAAATCTTTAATAATCGTACTTATTATAATAGTCACAGACAATTACTCAATCTTTTTAACTATTATTCTGCTGGAATAGTCGTATCATCCGATTTGGTTCGTTCTTATCCGATTTAATTACCGGCAACTACAATCATACCAACCAACTAGGATTATCCATTTGGCAAATACCTCAATACTTTTAACTATCTAATAAAACCATCCAGCTGGTCAGTTACTTTCAATATGCAACATTTATACATATTCAACCAACTACAAAAATGGAGTCAATTCTCCATGTGGAATAGTCGTAAACCATCCACCAGTCCGAATCTCCCGTTACCTCTCGTCTACGGTCTGCTCTGCTGGCTAACGGTATATCTTTGGAGATAGAGGGTTGTAGGGAGAAAGAACCTTTACAGGCGATTGAACTCTGGTTCGCTATACTGCTGCTTCTCCTGTTCCTTGTCAATCCACATATCAGCAAAGGCTTTCCAGTTTGTTATAGGCTTTCCGGTCTTTGTCATCCAGCCTGTTCCCTCATAGTAGTTCATGAACCTGCTGGCAAGCCTATTCTCACATCCAGCATCCAAAAAATACTCGCTCACATCCTCGAAGCCCGGCACGCTGGCGTTCCCATCGGGCGGGTCGCCCGCTTTCTTAATAACTTTTTTTCTTTTCTTTTCTTCTATATTAAGGAGGTGAACGATTGTTCCCCTCACAGGTGAAGCATCGTTCCCCTCAGAGGTGAATGATTGTTCCCCTCCCTTTTCGCTCTTTGACGATTCTTCCGGCACTTTGACGTATATCTTATCGGGCTTGTTCTTTCCTTCACGCTTGCGCTCGATCAACCCTACTTCTTCAAGCTCTTTCAGAGACTTCTTGACCCATCGTTCCGTGAATCCAGTATCGGTAGCAAGGTCTTTGATGGGATACACGATGTACACTCGCCCTAGTTGGTCAGCAAACTTTCCGCTTCTGCTTGCCCTCTGTGACGACCTTGCACGATTGAACAGGTAAATGTAAACAATTTTCTCTGTTGGACTAACGTCAATAGTCGAGAGAAATCGAGGGTAGACCATGTACCCATTGACCTTTGTATCGGCTGTCATGTATTTCATTTTCTCCTCCTGCAATAGTCGTAGACCTCTACAATGCGCTCACAGCCCCGTAGAGCCGTGCAATAGCTGTTTTCTGTGTTCAGCCGATAAGTTTGCCATCTGACACTAAAAGCGTTTGTAGGGCTTCTGTGCGCGTATATGCAAAAAGCTGCCATTGCTGACAGCCCATACACTTAGATTCCGTATTCGCATTTAATGCCGCAAGACCACGTTGGACGAATGAACCAAATAGGTCACGCCGTCAATCTTCACTTGCAGCTGGTCGCCCTCGTAATCGTCCCAACTATTCAGCTTGCCCTCGACAATCGTTCCATCAGGCATTTTCAGCTGTGCGTACGAGTAGCTATACGTCAGGTCTACCACCTGTTTGTTGCATCCAGTCATCAGCAGAACAGCCACAATAGCAAACGCAAATGCCGACAGGGCTTTAATAATTGCTTTCTTCATGTTGTTTTTCCTTTCGCTCATCGTACCATGTTATTTTCTTATCGGCAATTAAAAAATAAACATTTTTCTGTTCTTTCCAGATTTTCTTTCTTAAAAATCTCCTTTCCAACACGCACTCCGTTTAGCAAGCATCTGTCATCAAACCTATTATGGCAAGCATCACACAATCCGTACTTTCCATATCCGTTCTTCACAGATTTCATGATTTTTTCTTTTTGTTTTTGACTTTCCAAGATGCTATCGTGCCACTTCATCAAATCCTCAAAAGGGTTTCTATGCGCAGTTTCCCATTTTGATTTCATGGTTTTTCTCCTTTCAAACTTAACGGCAGAATTATTCCAACAACAAGTTCAGACTATAGCTTGAAATCCGCATCAATGCAAGGTTCATGAAGTTGCGTCCGTCTAAGTCAATCAATCCAATTTTCATATTATCATTCCATCCAAGTATACTCTTGGAACCGTTGAATCTGCTTGTTAAACGTAATGGGAAGGTCGCCTATCTCTCCTTCTTTGTTCTTGCTTAGCCGGAACAGGTACTTGTCGGGGTTGTCGCCGGACAGAAGGATGATTGCATCTGCGTCCTGTTCAATCTGTCCGCTCTCTCGCAAGTCGGAGTTAGTAGGCGTTGCTCCGGGTTTAGATGGGTTTCGATTGAGCTGTGCCAGAGCTACCACGACAATGCCTGTGGTCTGCGCCAGCTCGTGTAAAGCAATGGATATGGCGGTAATGGCGGCATATCTGTCCTTTGCGCCCGTTTCATGGATGAGTTGAAGATAGTCTACGAAGATGACCTGAGCCTTTTTACGGAGAGCCTGAGCCTTCATCCACGCCACGTTCTTTCCGGCAGCGGAACGGATATATAATGGCATCTTCATGTTCTTTGCCTGTCCGTCAATCTCATTCAAGCTGACCGCCTTATTTTTTACCGTGTCCAGAGGGCAGTATATTTGATTGGCCATCAGACGTGCGCCCAGCTTGCGTTTGCTGGTTTCTAAGCTGAAATAGTACACGGTATAGTTTTGCTTTGCCATGCTTGCTGCTATTTGCAGGGACAAGGCTGTCTTGCCCGCAGACGGTCTGCCGCCGATAATGATGAAATCACCCGGTGAGATGTGCAGCGCTTCATCCAGACGCTCTAGGCCTGTCTTGATATACACAGGCTTCTCATCCATGTGAAGCACATAGTCGTTCAGCACATCCTCGTATGTCCACGCATCTTCTTCCTCAGCTTTCAGGCTCATTGCTTCGCCCATCTGCTGGTAAATGTCTGATAAATCAGAATAGTCGGTAAGCTCGCTGGTCATCTGAAATGCCAGACCTTGCACACGAGTGAGTGCAGCTTGTTCTCTGATAAGCTGTGCCCAACGCTGCATCTGCTCCCTGTCAATTCGTACACACTCTGATTCGCAGGTTTGTACACACGCCAAGAGCGTCTGCGCTACGTCTGGATGCTGCGTGTTTATCTCGACTATATCTATCTTACCCCTAGCCGTCCAATAGCCCTGAACAGCCGCAAAAGCGTCTCTCAGCTCAGGTCTGAACAAGTCAAGTTCAAGGTCTGGTATGATTTCATCCGCAACGCCCGGCTTGCAGAGCATCAGCGCACCAATAAATACCGTTTGAACGTCCATTGTCATAGTCTAGGAAACTCCATCTCCGTACTTTGCTCGCACTGGTCATCCTGTTTCAATGCGTAAATGTCCTGCCATCCGGCATAGATGCTCTGGTCGAGAATGGCTTTCCAGTCATGCCGATCAAACTTTTCCAGCTTGTTGCAGAGCATCTGTTTTGCCCGGTCTGTCATAGGCTTTTTGATTCTTGTACGCATCTGTGCGAACTCTCGCAGGGATTCCAACAGGGCTTTATCGCCATGAGCAAAGTCGGAGAAGATGTCAGGTTTCTTCTTGACTGCACTCTCCGGCAAGGTCTTGACATTCGTCTGACTGTCAGTTGATACTATGGGTTCATTGTCATCTGACTTTGAACTCATAGATGAGCTGACCTTCATCTCATTTATGACATGAGGATGAGCTGACTTTCGTGTAGACCATCCTTTTGACGCAATATCGCTTCTTTTCGATTCTTCATCGAGCAGATGCTTAATCAAAATGAAGCAAGATTCTGCTTTTTTTGAGTTCAAAGTTGCATCTTTTCCTTCAAAAACGTATGCACAGATTGCGTCGTAGAGTTCCAGCTTCTCTTTATTTTTGAGTGTGGAGATGGCTTCAAAGTAGTATCGTTGGAATGTAAAGCTGTCTCGTTTTTTGTCCATGCTCAGTCCTCTTTGTATCGTTTGTTCCATGCTTCGATAGCGTCTTTGCGTCCATCGCGGATAATTTCAATCTCTCCACTATCGTTCATTCTAAACTCGATTCGATACTCTCTATTGGGATTTGTGAAACCACATTTATTGCATCGGATGTTAAATTCGTATCCTTTTATAAGGCTTCTTGAAAAATCCTTCTTTATGGAAAACACGGCTTCCCCACCGCAAAACGGGCATCTCTTGAGTTCCGTCATTTTCTGAACCCCTCTCTCGTTCTCGTGATTCTCTTATGCGCCTTAACAGGCCTTGTGCCTTTGCCGTATGCCGGGCGGATATGTTTTGCCTTGATGTACCCGCAAGGCGGCTTCGGCCCAAAGTCGAAAAGGCTCAAGTCCATAATGATGATGCCAAACTTCTTGTTCGTCATACTCAAGCCTCCTTTGGCTCTTTTGGCGCATACGTCCAGTGCGTTACAATGTACCAATCACCGTGTTCTAATGGGTCGTTAAACTCGTCTCTCCACGCTCGTTTGCCAAATGCTGGCGCATAAAAGCCAAGCCTCATGTACCGCTCATAGTCGTTTTCGTTTTGGTAAATGTGTTTTACCATCAGAATTAGCATCGGAGCATCTGACGGTGGCAACTCATCCAGCACGGAATGCCATACATACTTGTCCATTTCCATCACCTCATATCATCGGAAACGCCATCCAATGCGTCACCGTCACATCTTTCGGCAGTCTCTCGCCTATCTCATCCCAGAACTGACCGTCTGCGTAACAGCCAAGAAAGTATGTTGTCGGCGAGATTCCTTGCAACATTTTTCCATCTTTATCACGCCACGTTGTCTTAGTTGCAAGCAACAAAGGCCGCGTCCGCTCTCGTGGCGGTTCGCTTGCCGGATGCCAGAGTGTGTTAGCCATTTTTATACCCCGCAGTAGCAAGAACGATTACATATCCAATTAAGAAAATAGCAACATTGATAACCGCACAAGCAACAACCTTGATAACGGTGCTGTCAATATATTCATCCAAAGTTTCCCAAATGATATATCGTTCAAACAGATAAATGGGAGATACAAACAACATACCCACCATCGTTGTTAAAACAATGCCTAAAACGATTTCACACGGCATCATTTCCTGTTACCTCAATTGTCGGTACTGTTTTGATGTAATCAACCACATTTTGAAGCACATAGCATGTAAATCCGCTAGACGCAGATTGTTCTTTCCCTAATTTTTCAATCCAAAACTCAATAGTTGCGCATAGCGCGTTAGCATCAATCAGTCTCATGTTTTCTCCTTTCAATCTCATTGCAAACCGTCTTGTAAAACGCATCCCACGTCTCGTAGTCGCAGGAATCGCCAAAGTCGAAACCTTTCCGCTTTCGCTCTGCGATGTCACGCTCAAAGCAGTCAAGCGTTTTGTCTGTCAGTTCCGGCAGAAGCGAGATGATGTATCTGCATACAAGGCTAGGCATATATGACCGTCTGCCTAAGCAATAGCGGACAGCGCAGTTGCAGACAGCTCCGAAGTCGTCATTGGCTGGGTCTACCATGCCTTTAGGAGCATCTGACCTTAAATCATCAACGCTGCATTCAAGGGCTTCCGCGAATTTTACCAACCGCGTTTCTTTCTTTATGCCACGCTTTTGCTTTTCAACGGCACTTACATACGAATTGGTTGTTCCGATCATCTTTGCAACATCTTTCTGCGTGATGCCAAGTTCAAGCCTGCGTTTCCTGATTTTCTCCCCTGCTGTCATCTTTCTTCTCCCATTCCTTGCATCCACGTTCGTCCCACACGAAGTCTGCAACGTGTTCTGACTGGTCGTTTACACACACGCCCTCCGGCTCTGCGTACCATTTGCAAGAGCCACAAGACGGCTCAGATTTGTTCTTACAGGATTATGCTGTGCATTGGATAGCCTTGCCAGCGGAGAACTGCATGATTCCCATGCAGGAGCAATGTTCGGTGGTGCAGTAGAAGTTCATTCATCTATCTCCTTCCATCCGATAAACTCACATAAGCCAAAAATGTTATTGGTGCAACGGTGAACGAAAACTTTATCGCTTATTTTGAATGTTGGGATAAATTTAACATTTATTTCTTCCGTTTCATCATAAAACATCCAATCAACAACGTCTTTATCAATTTTTACACCCTCTTCGTCCGTCATAATTGCAGAGCACTGTTTGCACCTGTAAAGAGCGCGCTTCTTCATCTTTTCTGCCCTCTCTTTCCCCTGTTGAACCGCCCGATCACTCGCTTATACTCTGCATAGCACTCCGGGCACAGGTCGCCTGTGTCCCTGCGCCATGCCCAGTCCTTGAAGTATTCGTCAGGGTTCATCATCCTGCCGCCCAGAACCGCTCCGCAGCGGTCACATACTCGCTTATGGTAGATTCCTCTGTCAGTCTGCATTAGTGCTCCTTTTCATCAAATTTCTTCTGCATCTTGGCTCTCAACGCTTCGATACGTTCCTTGTCGTCAGTTATAATCTCATACTTGTCGCCAGACCATCCAAGCGGAACATCTTCCGTGTATTCGATATAGATTTTTTCCGGGTGCGTAGGTGGCTCATAGGGGAACGTCACGTTTTTGCGAAAGCAGCTACTTGTAAACCACGTAAGGCCACCATTGTAGGAATAAGCGATTGCGTCAATGTCATGTACTTCAATCGTGTTACCTTGTGCATCAGTGGTCTTGAACACGCTTGAGCATCGTTTATTTTGGAAGCATCTTTGTCCCATTTTGTCCGACACTTCTGTCCATTCATCATCTTCGCCCGTCAGCGGCGTGAGTGGCTTGAACCGTAAAAGACGTTCAAGAATAGATATTGCATATCCAGCGGAAATCCCACTGTGTCCTTGACTTGCAAAAAGTTCAACAATATCAAGAATGTTTTTATTGATTGCATCCTGCAACCCGTCTCCGTCTTTTGTAATACGTGCAAGTTCTGATTTTGCATATTCTGCGGAACTGCTCATTTTATTTTTCCTCCCCAACATCCTTAAACAGGATTTCTTTGTAAGCTTTCCAGTCTTTGATTTTGCACGGAATGTCCGTGCCGGGTACAGTCTTTTTCAGACCATCCATCTGCCAGACGTTCCATGAGATGATGTCTGCGATGCAGTCAAGGAACATAGGCATACAGCCGATTTCCAACCTTTTAGCATCAAACCGATACCTAAAATTCTCAATCAGCGTCAAGAACAGGTTGCACCTTGCCAGCAAAAGATTGTCTCCCTGCCACTCATAGCCGTATGTCGATGCGTAGGCACTGATTGCCCAACACATCCACATATCGTAGTCATGAAACTGCTCTGCCAGAACATTCAGCTTTTTATCCAGCAGACCGATTCTGTCCGGCACAGCAATCATCTGCCCTGTTGTGGTATCATATCGGCTTGTCAGGAACGGCGCTTCACCACAGGTGACTTCAAGACAAGTTTTGTTGATATACTCCTTCCAGTCCTTGCCTTTCAGGTCGTTTTCAGCAACGTCTGCCATCTTCTTGCAAACCCAAGTCGGCGTAAACACCTCTGCTTTCTTGCTGGTGCGCTTCTTCTGGTCTGCAAGCCGTTTCTGCACACGAGGAACAAGCTGAACCTTGTCCAGCTGTTCCAGTGTGATTTCATCTGCAAAGCCAACGCCCAGTTCAGGCGGCGGGTCTGTTGCCCAAATGATGTTCTTGCCTGTCGTGTGGTCTTGCAAGAGGACAGGCAGGAACGTGCGTAGGCATGGGTCGGAGAAATCAATCAACGGGGTCATGGGTGTATCCATTGGGGCTGTTTCATTCTTTGATTTCTTTCCCATTCCATTTCCCTCCAAAAGACGTTTATACGCTTTTTCTGTTCGATTTGTGCCAGACGAAAGCCCTCTGACTGCCTACATTTTGTGATGCCAACAATTCGGCTTGCATAGTGCTTCGGACAGCAACGCTTGCCGGGAATTGGCGGTTCGTCACAGTAAGCACAAGTGCCAGACGTCCTTCTGTATTCCTTGCTGTTTCTCGCTCTTTTTTGAGCATCCTTTGTTCGGCACTCAATGCAAGAGCGATAGCCTTTTGACATTGGACGTTTCAGACAAATGGTGCAAATTCCTTTCGCAGCCAGCCTTTTGCGCTTTTCACGTTGCCGCTCATTGCGTTTTTGCAGATACGCAGCTTTTGTTTCGACTGAAAGGTTTTCGTATGCTTGCGTGTGCCTTTCGAGGTCTTTTGCCAAACACTCCGCACACGATACTCTGCCCGGCATTGCATCGTTCTGACCGCAATGGATGCATATGTGATGTTCTTTATACATCTGCCGTAACGCTTTGCTGCTCATTTCACTATTACATGCTCCGTCGCGTAATCGCCATAACAGTTGCACTTAAGCCATTTGTATTTTGACGAACCTTCCGCAAAATCGAACTTCCATTTTTGGATTCTTTTGATACGTCCACAAACCGTACATCGGACTTTGATTATTCGTTTGTCTTTGTAGGGCTCAAATGATATTTCGGTGAGTTCGCATATAAGTTTTCCGTCTTTCGTAAAAAGAAATCCGTTCATTCCTCTTTTACCTCTCTGTACTCCACGTCAATTCCTTTCGGCAAAGCCGTCTGGTACTTTTGAGCCAACTGTTCTGCGCTCTGGGCATCGCCCAACGGCTGTTCAGGCGGCGCAACGGTGACTTCCACGTTGTCACGCATGCCAAAATAGTTCTTAGCTCGGAAAATCCACTCTGCCGGGTTCTCCTGACCGTACATACCGTTGTACGCCCACATGGACTGCATTTGCAGAATCAGTTTCAAGATGTACTTCTGCTGCAAGCTGTCATCACGGCGTTTGCCCGCCATAATCTGCTTCAGGCTCACCCATTCGATGCCAAGCACCAGTGCAATCCATTCGACCACAGGGGAGATTCTGGCTTCGATGCAAGCGTCAAAGAAGAAGTCAAGGCGTTGCTGCACTTCAATCGGGTTGTTCATGTCCACGCTTGGAAGGTCGCCAAAATACTTGGCTGCAATCATGCCGATGACCTTTTTGTCCTCTTCACCACCGATTCTCGACTGCAAATCGCCTGTGTTTAGCATCTTAGACCTCGTGATAGCTAACTCCTGTTGTTCTTTCACCTTTTTACTCACCTGTGAGCGGATAGACTTCCTTTTGTTAAGCATCTGTTGTTTCTTCTTCTCTCGCTCTTTCTCACGCTTCGTAGCGGCTTCTTCTTTCGCCTTTTGCGCCCGCTTCTCACGCTTTTTCTTTTCAGCTTCGGTCAGCGGCGGTCTGCCACGACCACGCTTCGGGGGTGTTGCCATGTATCAGACCTCCTTTGGCAGTTCAGGGAGGGGCATCCAGTGCGTAATTTTGAATGCACTGGCGTAAGGCTCCATAGTCGGATAGCACCAGCATCCTCCATCAAAGTTCATTACTCGCATAACACCCATAGAATTTATTGTCAGCACATCTTTAGATTCGCCGTATTCAGCATTTGGAAGTTTATTTTTTACGCTAATCCATTTGTCAGGAAAACCATTCTCGCTATAATAAGCGATTTCAAAATAATGCGTAGCCATTCCAAGTTCTTGCTCAATATCGCTACGAATGCTCTTGTCGTCATCGTCCGCTTCGGTTTCGAAAACAATGTAAATTCGCTTTTTCATGTTCTCACCTCTTCATTTTCGTTTCTATGTTGTCCAGCTTCCGTGCAATCCACCAGACGGAACAGCAGCTGTCCAACTGTCTCCACCAAGCGCACTTTTCTTTCTCGCATACGCACCGCCCAAGCGGATTGCTGGTCATCTTCATCGGGCAGTAAAGTTCGTTGTCCATCATCATTTACCTCAACCAAATAATTAGCGCAAATGCAGTTGAAAGCACCATACTTGCCAGAATACATACCATTAGTAACCAATCGTCATCATGCCAATCTATTCTGGTTGTCATATAGGCAGAAATCATAATCAGTGCAACAAGTGGCAAGCAAAGTGCTTTCAAAATGATGTTCGCCATTCTTATTTCCACCCCATCACAACGGCCGTACAAACGGCTAGGCACACGTTGACGAACAGCCAGACGAGCATTGCCTGCCGTTTTTCAAACAGGTTGTCTGCCGCGTCTTTGATTGTCCGTTCGGACTGAACCACTATCGCCAGCAGGACTAGGCAGACCAGCCAGCGAGTTGCAAATTCAAACATTGTTAGCTCCACCTTTCTCTCAGCTCTTTTTCGAGGGGCAGTTTTCGAATTTATTCATCCGACTGCTCCTTATTGGCTGAAAGCTCGAATGTAACTTTTAGCTTCTTGTTTCCAATAACGCCCCACACCTTTTCGAGCTTCGTCTTGTCTGAACGCTCCATTTCAGTAATAAAATGAGACAGAACAGCGGAAACTGCTTCATCGGTCACATCAGACTTGCTTCTCCATAACTGCAATCCATCTTTCCGCTGCTTTATCATCGTTCCTGCATAGATGTTTCCAAACATCCCACATCCAACATGGTATTCAGCCATTTTTATCCTCCTTTGCTTCAAGGCGAGAGAGCCAGCGGGCTTCTTTTTCATCTTCGATTTTGATAACCTTTTCCATGTACCTGTTATAAATCAAGATTCCGTCTCTTTCGGCGGACTTGCCAAACATGGTTAGGCAGACAAAAACATCCGCCATTTCTTCTTGTATATTTTCTAAACATTCCTCCACGCTCTTCGGTGTCGGGTTCGTACCATCCAGCGCACGGCGCAGCTTCAACGCGGCCTGTGCCAGTTCGGACGCTTCTTCTGCCAACTGCGCCAAGATTTCCGTCTTGGGCAGGATGTCTGAAACTTTCTTGCTCACTTCTGTTCTCCTTTCAGCCATTCGTTCAGCTTTGCCATGCAAGAGGGGCAAAGAAAAAACGGGTCATCTGAATAGATAAAAATTTTCCTATTTTTCTTTGTAATGCACCTGCAAATAGAATTGTTTTCTACTTTTTGTGTCCACTCACTTATGGAGAACTCTGGATATTCAAATGTTTCACCGCATCTATCGCATACCATTATCATTCTCTTTCTCCAATCTCTTTAGCAGCCCGTCCACGTCATACCGCCAATGGACACGTAGCCTTTTTGCTTTGACCTCTATCCCCTCTTGCTCTGCCCACTTCCAAGGGATGCTCTTGCGGCTCTCGTTGTAACGGAACGCCAGAACCTTGCTGGCGGGGATTGCAAAGGTGCGGTTGACCGCCCGATAGTTGACTATCACATGGGCGGTCTGACCGCTGTACCCCATTGCTTCCACCATATCAGTGATGTGCTTTTCCTTGCGGTATTTGCACTTTGCCTTGTCGTACTTGCCGAACACCTTTTCCAGAGGGATAGAGGGCGTTTCTATGGTTTTCAGCTCAAACAGGTGATTCATCGGGTATCGGTACACAAGGAAGTCGCAGATGTTGTCGATGGAAAAGGACAGGTTTTCGTTGCCGCCGTAGTAGGTAGCAGCACTGTCTTTCAGGCGGTAGCACCACGCATCGGATGGGACGGATGCCTTGAAGTCTGCTTCAAACTGCTTGCCGGTGTTCATTCGTCGTCCTTTGGTCGTTTTGGGAGTGGCATCCAGAACGGCTCTAAAATCTTCTCCTCCGTTGGAACTGAATGCTCCGGGCACGTTTTCCCAAACAGCAAAAGTTGGATACATTCCATTGGTGGCTGTCCTCATTTCCTTAATGATTCTTGCGGCATCCAAAAACAGCACGGAACGGTTGTCGTCAAATCCAAGCCTTTTTCCCGCAATAGACAAGCCCTGACAAGGACTGCCGAACGTGATGCAGTCCACAGGCTCTATCTGGTCGCCGTGAATCTTTGTAATGTCGCCCAAGTGTTTCATCTTTCCAAACGCCCGTTTAGCCAGATAGCGCAGCTCTTATATAAGGTAGGCGGTTCGCCTTTTGTCCCGGTAGCGTAACCGTTAGTTAAAAGGGAGATCAGAACTGTCGTCAATCACAGAGAAGTCGTCTGCGTTTCCCTGAGAGTAGTTCTGCGGTGCATTCTGCGCCCGATCGGTGGGCTTGCTGTCAGACTTGCCACCGCAGAAGTCAACCTTGTTTGCCATGATTTCCGTTGCGGCACGGTTGTTCCCCTGCTTGTCGATATATTTCCGGGTCTGGATGCTACCAGTCACCAGAATCAGGCTTCCCTTCTGAAACCACTTGGAAACAAACAGTGCCGTATTACCAAATGCGGTGCAGTTGAAGAAGTCGGTTTCCTTTTGACCGCCGCTCTGGCGGTCGCAAGCAATGCTGAACGTGCAAACATCCTTGCCGGACTTCGTGACCTTAGCTTCGGGCGTGTGAACCAGACGACCCTGAATTGCGATAGAATTGAGCATTGTTTAGCCCTCCTTCGGCTGTTTCTGAGCACAGTCCCAACACAGGACACGCCCGAAGCGTTTCTTTGTACTTCTTGCGGTTTCCAGCGGAGTGACGGTGCGGTTGTTGTACTGAATAGGCTGCAACTGCTTTCCGCAGCAAGCGCATGGGGGGATGGTTTCCGCTTCCGTTTGCTTCTGCACAGGCTTGCTTGCTTTGCTTGTGGTCTGCTTCTGGTACTCGTCCGTGTCAGCGTCTTTTGTATCGTCAATGCAGAACAGGCCGTTCAGAGCGTACTTTCTAGCGTAGCTGCTTGCAGTGCCGGTAATCTGCGAATCGTCCATGCCCTTCTTAAACTCAGGCTCACGAGCGTATGCAGTCACCGTGTAGGTGGCTCCATCCTGCGATTCAACTGTTGCAGTGGCTTCGATGTAGTGCCAACTGTCAACGATAACAGGCTTGTCGGAAAGCCGTAGCACAAGGCTATGCGCTTTCAAGATGGGCTTGACCGCTTCGAGAATGTCCTCGCACGAGCGGTACTTGTAGCCGCCAAATTTGTTCATCTGCCCCTTCGGGGCTTTTAACTCTGACTGAACAGCCATCAGAGCTTCATGGATTTTGCTGTTGTCCATCAGTTGTTCTCCTTCCTCGCTTCTTTTCTCACTTTACGGCAAGCCGGGCAACGCTTCGGCAATGCCATGTTATGCGATTCAAAGAAAATGCGTTCTGAACGAGAAATTTCGAATGCTTTTCCGCAGTCGCGACACGTTTTCTCAATGCTTGTGTTTTTGTCCCGGGAAGCCCTTCTTGCGGCATCTTCGACAGCAAACGCTTCCGTGAATCCGTCATAAGGTCTCCTGACAAGCATATGCTGCGGTGCATGACCGTTTCTGCGGAGCGTTTCTTCTAAGTTGTTCCTTTTGCAGTTTGCGCAAAGAGTTTCGGTGCTGTTCGGAAACACTGAAAACGGCTTATTGCACTTTTCGCAGTGCTTGATTTCTTTCTTGTATTTGCCCATTTTCTTTCCTTTTTTCGGCTTCATTAGGCTTTATTGTTCTTACTTTGGCTTAACTTGGCTGTACAAAATCAGCCAGCCATCAGTTCTGCCAGCTGCGCACGGAGGTCTTTCAACTCCGCTTCCCTATCGTCGATTTCAGACCGCAAGTCCTCAATCTCCGCCAGACGGTCAGCTTCTTTAGCTTCCGCCATCTGCTCGTTGGTCATAAAGTACACGCCGTCCTCCGGCTCGGTCACGCCACCGAATCTGTCAAGGTTAATCATCTTTTGGTCTCCCTCTTTTACGTTCCTCTTTGATTTGCAACGCACTGTACCACTGGTCTTTGTCAATTTCGATGGTAGACCACCGGTGGTTACAGGCAATGCACTTTTTTCTGCGAACGATGCTGTCGTGGTCAGACCGGCTGTCAACCGTTGTGATGTTGTCGCTGCCGCACATTGGGCATTTCATCGTGCATCCCTCCACTCGTTGGTGTGGTGGGCTACCCGCTTGATTTTGCGGCATTCTTGCTCGTTGCGTTCGTCTTCCTCAGCGCTGACTGCCAGCGCGCATAGGACAATGGCCGTTGCGAGAAGCTCGCAGGACACGATCACACAGACAAGCATTTGCGCTGTGGTCTGGCATCCTTGAATCGCATCACCGCAGCCAACTGCTGCGATAGCCGCGACCAGACCAAGCATGGACAGCGCCATTCCTTTCAAAGTTTTCATTAGTTCTCCTTTTTGCTTCCAAAACTAAAGATCCAACCAGTTGCCATTACGGCGGCCGCTGCGATGATCCCCCATGTGCTTTTTGCGCCGACCAGCAATTCAACGAGGTGCACAAGCCACAGGTTCAAAAGGAATGCTACCAACACCACTGCAAGAGCAGCACTCCACATCAAAATAATTTCTACAAGTACTTTCATTTCTATCCCCTTTCCATGCCATAGCTGGTCTATGCAATTCCTTCGCTACGTTCTGCGCTACATTTCCTTTGCTTATCAATTCCACTCATTGCTTCTCTTAGCCTTTGCGATGCACCGCCTCTCAACGCCTTCGCAAATCTCCTCAATTCGTTTCATTGCTTTTGCCCCGCAGCTCTGTACACTGCCTTGCCATTGCTTATCAAAGCTACGCCTTGCATCCATAGCCGTTGCATCTCGGTTCTAAGCAGCGCCTTGCCGTTGCTAGTCACATCAAATCGTTGCTTTGCCATAGCTGTTAATTGAGGATTTCGTAGGTATAGCGGCCTTTGCCGCTGTTGCGCCACTGGCCGATGCCACGCAGAGCACCGTAGTCCAGCCACTCACGCACGACCTTCTCGTGAGAATCGTCCAGCAGCATGACCTCAAACTCGCAGGTTGAACCAGCTGGAATCTGCTCGCTGTTGGCGAGGCTCACCCGCTCGCCCTGCGCGGTCTGTGCGCGGAGAGGGCGCTGACACTCGGTAATCTCGCCGTTCACATGAATGGGAATCATGCGGGGCTGAACAAAAATCAGGCCATCAATAACCTTCTTGTAAGCCGTCAGCTTGCCGCTTTCGTTCACGGCTTTCTTCTTGCCGGTTTCGGTCTTGCCGCCAATTCTGGAGAGCATACCACAGGAATCCTTGAAGAAGCCTTTAATCTGGTAATCGTACAGGATAGGCTCACCATTCTCATTGCGAGGGAACACGGTCATGCCCTTGTCTGCTACGGCATCAGCGCCCAGAGCTGCCAACTCATCCTCGATGGTGTTTGCATCAGGGGACTTGCTGGCGATGAACTCTCGCGCGATGTTCTGGTTTCTAGGCCAAGTGCCGAGAACCGCTTCGACGAATGTAATTCTTACTTTGATTTTTTTCATTTTTGTTCGCTCTTTCTTTCTCGATATGTTCCAGTCTTAAAGGTTCATGCTCTTGCCAGCGCTTCCGCCACGGACTGCTTTTGTTGAAGTTGCTTATTGCTTTCTTCATCGTTTGACATCCTTCGCTTGCGTTGGATGTGTTCAAGCCGGTCTTTCTCCCGACTGTGCCAACGGATTTCCCGCTTTCCGTAGTATCTACCGTTCATAGGTCAACTCCCCTGTTGCAAGCATCTGCGATACCTCGCCGTAATGCTTGCCAAGTTTGTCCGCAAGGGCTTGTACTTCTCCGATGGACGGAAACGTCTTTTCCGGTTTGTGCGCTGCCTTCTTGCGCTTCCTGTCACGCTCTTTGTCAACCTCGCGCTTGCATTCTGAACAGTATTTTCTTGTCGGTCTGACAACGCCAAGATAAAGGCCGCAACGCTCACAGTACTTTTCTTCCACGTTGCATCTCCTCTTTCAGTCTGGCTTCCAGTCTGGCTTCCCGATTGTGACGTTCAAAGCACTGGTTGATGGATTTCTCCATCCACAGCACTTTGTTGGCATCGTTTCTTGACACGCCAGCAGCCATTGCCAGCTTTAGCCGCCGCTTGCGACTTGGCGCTTTGTAAAAGTTCATCACCAGCACTCACCAGCCTTTTTGATGATGAACGCGGGCACTTCCCTGCCGGTAGCCCTGCACAGACAAACGCACTTTCCAATCCAAATGTTCCAGTAGAATGGGTCTGTCATACAGAACGTGCTGGAATGGTTTCGACTGTCTTCATCCAGTATCCACAGCGAAATTGCATTGTCTGCCTTCGACCAGCTGATGCTGCGCCCATCCAAGCACAGCTTCGTCATAATTTTCATCGCCGGGCGCTTTGCTTCAGTAATCTCCTCTTCTGTCCACTTCAGCTTGTCCGCTTCGTAGGCATTTGCCGCCTCGTCAATGGCGTGGTGCGCTTCTTCCGGGTACTCAAGGTCTACCTTTAAGGTGATAATCTGTTCCATGCCACTTATTCCCCCTTTCTTTCATTCAACAGCTCTTCCAGAGCTTCTTTCACCTTAGCTTCCGCATTTTTAGGCTCACGCTTACCGTTCAGGATTTTTCCCAAGTATTCCGGTGCGCATCCCATTTTTGCAGCAAGCTCTCTGATTTCGATGCTGTTAACGTGAAGCGTTCCCACAACATCGCCTGTCCACTTAGGAAGCAAATTTTTTCTCCTTTCTTGTTCTAGTACTTGAACTTTTTGAAAGAATATGATAATATTATGGTGTCAAGCAAAAACATTATCGAACGTTCTTCTATTTGTTCAAAGTCTTTAATTTGTTCTACCGATTGAACCCGGTAGCCTTATTAAAGCACAAGTAGTAGAACTTTTCAAGTGTTTTTGTTCAAGTGGTAGAACTTTGTCATCTTGTACAAACGCTGGAGGTATGTTTTGTGTTTTTTGACAATTTCGTAAGGCTATGTGAGCAAAAGGGAGTAAAGCCGTCTCGTGCTTTGACTGAAGCTGGCGTTCCGAAATCTGCTTATAGCTATTGGAGAACCGAAGCAGGTGCAGGAAACGATGCAAAGCCGACCAATCAAAATGCCGTTAAGCTAGCACAGTATTTCGATGTTACGGTTGACTACCTTCTTACTGGCAACCAAAAAGAAAACCCGCCCCAGCAGCCGCAAAGTGAAGTTGATGCAGCAGTGGAGCGGATTAGAAGAAAACTTGAATCTATGCCGAAGGAGCAGCGTGAAGCGCTGATGAACCTGATCGAGAAGATGTAACGTTCATGCCCGGTAAAATAAAAAAATCCCTTGTGCCGGGCTGGCGTAGCTCTGCGCAAGGGATTTTCTGTTACTCTAGGTCTAGGGCTCGTTCCGCTGCTGGAATCTTTTCAGGATGTTCCAGCAGCCATGCAATAAATCGGTCAATCTTGGCTCTTTCCTGTTCACTCATTGCGGCATATCCTCCCGATCAGTAAAAATGAATGTTCATTTGATACGATTATACATCTTCTAGTTGTAAAGTCAATGTATTTTTAACAACTTCGTAAAAATCGAATGTTTTCTGCGCATTCATTACTTTGTATCAGGAAAACCAAAAATTGCAATGACAATGATTAAGAGCCACATTAAGTTTAAGTTACCCTTTGCTTTGTAACATTCCGTTGAGCATGGAACGAAAGGGGTTATTCGGTAAATCGTCCAGCACATCTGCTTTGACGAGAGCGTTTGTACTGATGCTGTGCGAAACATTGTTTAGCTGCACAATAGCATCGTCTAAGTCCTTCACGGTTGCTCCACGCCGTTCCATTGACTGAAGGAAGGTTTTCACTTCTTCAAGAGCAACAGGGTTTTCTGTTTTATAGAATCCGTTTGTAAAGTCCATCTTTCCTCCAATCACAGCTCTACGAGCTTTCCGTCAATGCGTTCGATGCTGTCTGCCGGGTCTCGCCCATCGTCTAAGGCGGCTACGGCGCGTTCAAGAACGTTTTTTGCTTCTTCATAAGCAGACTTATCGGCATCGTTGTTCGAGAGGTTGTAGACCAGCTTTAAGGCGGTCTGACGGGCATAGGGAATGAGCATGGTGTCAATCTGGTTCATACACTAACCCTCCCACGGTTTCGGCGTTTTGTTTTCGTTCGGTTCAGATGCGGGCATACCGTCAATGATAATCATGTTGTTACCTCCTGTTTTGATTGTTTTTTCGATGGTACAGTTATAACACAGGCTGCTGTTGGTTCTCCATAGCAGCTTTTTCCATTTTTTGGCTTGTCGAACCCGGCAGTTTTGCCGGATTTTGTTGAAAGGGTGAGAATTTATGGATGAGTATTTAGTAAGAACAGCCAAAGCATTAGAGATAGCTCGAATGCGTTCCGGCTTGAGCCAGCAGAAGTTGGCGGCAAAGATGGGTGTAAATCGTGGCACGATAGCAAATTGGGAGCAAGGTCTGGCAGCCATCTCCCTGCCGATGGCTATGCGCTGGTTCACCTGCTGCGGCGTATCAGTGGCTCGATACATGGACGCTTGCGTTCATCCGGGACTACTTGAGCACCTTGAGGATGACCTTTCCGATTTGGAGAAACGGAAAATTCTCATAGATGCTATGATGGAGTGCTCCTCCTATGAGATAGATGCCTTACTGTACATCCGGTACGGTGATCACGGTTCAGACCACATCGGTGTGCTGACGGAGATTCTGGCAAACCTCCACACACCGCTCAAGGACAGGGTCGCTGTCTGCCGGATGGTGTCTGGCAGCTATGAGATGGCACAGGCCACCGGAACTGACCCAGACCCGAACGGAACCGCCCCAAAGATGGAAATCCTCTATCAGGCACAGGACGCCGGAATAGACGCAGCCATGAAGTCCAACGATTCCTATACCGTGAATCCAAATAATATAACTGGCTGATTGTCGAATTATCGAAGTTTTTGCGGTATATAGTGGGACGTGCTCCACTTTTTGTACACAATAGGCCTGTTATAAATATGGTTTTGGGTTGTCATTTTGTCCCCCATAGAATCGTAAATGGTGGTTTTTTGCGGATGTAATTAACGAACTAGCGTGAAATTTCAGTTCATCAAAGCATGACTTGTCAATTCGTCCTCTATTGGTGTGATTGCACTCCATTTTCTGTACACGATAGAACCGTCAGGTAGATTATAGGGCTTGATGGACGTTTCTTATTCAGCAAAAGAAGTTGTCGTTTTCCACAATCTGCCCGTTGAAGAGAAGAAATTGTTGAAAATGTATCGTCGTCACTATTTGATGATGATTATTTATCTCTTGTTTATCTCTTGTTTATATATATAGTAAGAACGTGTACAAAAAGTGGAGCATTGTGTACATATAGTGGAGGAACGTGTACAAGAAGTGGAGTGTATCGTGTACAAAAAGTGGAGTATCGTGTACAGAATGTGGAAGTCGATTGTTGAAAAAATAATTGTGTACAGAATCATTGACGTGTACACGATACAGTGGTATAATAGGGTGGAAGAAATGAGGTGATGCAATGCCAGAATTGACAGGAAACAACCTTGTCGAAAAGAGCAAGGCATTGGTTTGGGCGAAGTTTACGGACTACACAGCAGGCGAGCTTCGGCTGCTTGAGGTCTATCTGAGCCGTATCAATCCGAGAGACCCGGAAAGCTCCAACGTGTCGTTTACGCTGGCTGAATATTGCAAGCTACTGGATTTGAAGCTAAATTCAAAGAACTTGAAGTCGCAGGTTAAGCACTTTTTGGGCAACGTGGTTTCAGTACCACTGAATGCAGATGGAACAGAATATGTGATGTATCCGTTGTTCACAAAGGCAGAGGTCAAGTTTAATCGAGAATCCTTGTCCTATGACGTTTCAATCAACTGTAATCCTGACTTGCGGCCTGTGTTTTTCGACATTGCAAGAAGCGGCTACGTCAAATACCGTCTGCGCTATACGATTGGGATGAAGCAGCAAGCATCTATTCTGATGTACAGCATGATTCGAGATTGGATGAATCGCTCTCTAACATCGAACAAGATTGGTTTGAAGCAGCTGCGTGACCACTTAGGGGCAAACGATGCAAGTTATGACGACTTCCGGGCTTTACGCCGCAGAGTTCTTGAACCAGCAGTGGAAGAGATCCGCAATGTTTCAGACATCGTCGTTGACTTTGAGAAGATTTGCACAGGGCGAAAGGTAGTAGCAGTTGAGTTTCGATTCGGGTACAAATCCAAGCCGCCCGTCATAGATGCCGATTCTAGCGAGGTTGATTGTGAGACGGCCAATTCCAAGTCTGAAATCAAAAAAGCCGCCAGAAAGCCCCGCACAAGCGGATACGAAGGGTACGACTGGTCTGTGTGCGATGCTCTATCCGTTCAAGAGTGCATCGAGGTTGCAAAGGTTGTCGAGGTAAAGATGATGGAAGAGCATCCATCTATCAAGCTGCCAAAGCGGAGAGATGCAGTCTACGACATTGTAAAGGCTGCGTGTGCGGATATTCTTTCAATCAACCGCGACCCTTGGCCTGACCACCCGAAGCGGTATCTGATTGGTAGCTTGAAGAAAGACGGTGCGATTGAAGAGTATCTTCCGGCTTTTTATGAGATTGACGCATTGCAAAAGTAGTCAGATGTAACGCATTATAAAGAAAGGAGAAAGAGTATGATTCCGATGTTTCCGAAAGGCTATGACAAGGACAAGTGGTACATGACTAAAGACGTTATGCCGGATAAAAGCCTAGAAAGATGGCCACATGGGCTTTTACTTCGTATCGAAGATGAGAAAACGGGAGAAAAAAGTTTCATAACCGGCGAGTACGATACAATCAACGGCAAATGGTTTGATTCCGATAGCAATGAAATCAAAGGAACTGTAATTGCATGGCACGTCACGCCTGTGTTATGGGTCGGAGACGAGATAAAAGCAGCATATCCGTTTTACTAAAAAGAAAGAGTGATAAAATGGCAAAAGTTCAAAGTTCCGTTTTGTACAGAGAAATGGCGAAATTGCGAGACGACTTTGACTGTAACAGAGTTGAGTTTTTCACCGTTGGGGACGGAATTGATACGCCGATTCATGTAATGGTCGGCTCTCGTGGACATGGCACTGTAGAACCAGACGAAGCGATTAAAGAAGGAAAGGCGCTGATTGAGGCTGGTAAGGCAGCAAAAAAATTTAAGTACAACGGTTATTTTGTAATGTGGGGAGAATAAAAATGGCAAAAATCATAGCTGTCGCCAACCAGAAGGGCGGCACAGGAAAGACGACAACAAGCACCTGTCTGACTGGTGCGTTGCAGTTGCTTGGCAAGAAGGTCTTGCTGGTGGACTGCGATGCCCAGTGCAACGCAACGGACACCTACGGCGCGCAGACAGAGGACGTATGTACCCTGTTTGACGTGATGACACGGCAAGGCACGGTTGAAGAAGGAATCCAGCACTGTGAAGCTGGTGATATTCTGCCGTCCGACAGCGCACTGAAGGACATTGACGAGCAGCTTGTGCGGGACATGGGAAAGAACTTCAGGCTACGAGAAGCCCTTGAAAGCGTGTCTGAGCAGTACGATTACATTGTACTGGACACTCCCCCGCAGTTGGGTCTTGCGCTTGTGAACGCACTGATCGCCGCCAACAGCATCATCGTTCCCATCACAGCAGACCGATACGCACTGGCTGGTTTGAGCCAGCTTTCGCAGACCATCGGCGATGTTCGCAGATACTTCAACCCGACTTTGAAGATTGAAGGATTGCTCTTGAACCAGTACAAGAGCCGTGAGAATCTGTCCAAAGAGGTTGTGGAGCAGCTTCCTGTGATTGCACAGAGCATGGGCACAACCCTGCTGGACGTGAAGATTAGACCGTCTATGGGCGTTCGTAAAGCACAGGCAGAGCGGCACAGCCTGTTTAGCGGTGACACAGCAAAGAGCACCAGCGCAGAGGATTTCAAGGCGTTGGCGCAGATGATTGTGGAGGGGGATAAAAATGGAAAGTTATGATGCTATTGTAAGCGTTTTGAGACGTTGGAAAGATTATATGAGAAGAACAGACATCGAAGAATTTGAAACATACCGCCATAAAGAGCTTAGGAATGGAAAAGACTTAGGCTTGCATGTCCAAACGGAGGAAGAAAAGTGAAATCAACCAGCAAAAAATCCTCAGGTCTGCTTGGCGGGTTTGATTTTCAGCCTGTTTTTTCGGAACAGCCATTAAGCCGAAGTGAGCCAAAGGAAGAAGAAGTAAGCCAAGCAAAGCCGAACGAAGCCGAACAAGCACAGATTAAGCCCAGTGAAGCCACAGACAGCCATGCACAGCCTAATGAAGCACAATTAAGCAGTATTAAGCCGAAGCAAGCCAAAGACAGCGAAACACAGCCGAGCAATGCCGTAGTAAGCGAAAGCAAGCCAAAGAGGTTGAAACAGGCGAAGGAAATTCAACGTCTTATCGAACAGGGCGATGTTCCCGGCGCACTAGCCGAAGCTGGCTTGACAAAGAAAAAAATCCCGATGCCGGAATCGCATCAGGGCGTTGCAAGCGGTGATGGAAAACGTTCCAAACGCATTACCATCCTTATGAGCGAGGAAGAACGCAAGTATATCAACCGTGAAGCCAGACGGCACGGAATGACGATTGGGCAGTTCGTGTACGCTCTGGCGGTTGCGGCGGCAGAGGGAAAGATTGAATTGGAGGATTTCTTGGAGGATTGACGATAAAAGTTAAGATTTAGGAGGATATATGGATTTCATAAGCATTGATGAGATTCGTGTTGGTGACGAAGTTGGCGTAGTTCGGCCATTACCGAATGGATGCCATGGGCATTTCCCGCCTGCGTTTTATATTGTAAGGAGAATTACGCCCAAGAAAACGAAAGTAGAGATGGACAATGGGCAGACATTTTTGGTGAAGAACGTTAAATTTTGTCGTTCTGATAGAAGCTGAGATTTAGGAGGGATTTTTATGACTTACGAAGAAGTGAGCAACTATATTGCTCATGTTAGTGACAATGATTTGGTTGCGTTGTGCAAGAGCGTTTACAAGTTCAAGAATGGAAATGGAGTGTTGGAGCCAACTTCAACACTCAAAATTCTTGCAGAAAACTGTAGGTTTTCTGATGTGAGAGCGTTGGAATACGCCATTACAGAAGAAGCGCATAAACGATACGAGCAGATTGTTTTACTTCTTATGAAAGATGCTCCGGCACATTATTTGAAATGATGAGTTTTAAGGAGAATCATAATGGGTAAATATGTGAAGCGAGAAAATGTCTTAAAAAAGCTAAAAGATGTATCAAAATTGGCAGATGGAAAATCTGGCAGAGCGGTGATTGCGTTACTTAGAACATCTTTGGAGAACATTCCGTACATTGTGGTTGAAGAAGAAATTAAGCAAAATGATAAAAACTAAGTTCCAAAGTTAAAATAGTAGAACCCCTGTGCGGTCGTTACGGCTACACAGGGGTTCTACTTTACTTATCAGCAATGCAATCCCAGTAGAGATATGCCTTGCCATCTGCGGCATCAGCGTCCTCAAGGAACGCCTTTGCCATGTCAGCGTAGAAGCCCGGAGTGTCAACAGACTGGCGCTTTGCGACCTGACAGTAATCCGAGTACATCATGTTCATGACAGCCCAGAAATCGTTCGGGTCACAAGTGATATTGCGCTGTTTGGCAACATCCTGTGTCTGTTCCAGCGTCCAGTGACAGCCCTTCGTACCGTCAGCGTTTACCATGCTGTCGCACCATTCCTCCGCTTCATCGTGGGTGAGGTGCTGGCGTGGCATCTTGATGGAGCGGCTGTCTGCGCCGCCACGTTCGTACTGTCCAGACCGTTTGTCCCAGTCTCCGTTCTGCGAGAAGCCGATTTGCGGCATTCTGCGCCAATTCTCTACGTCAGGGTAGCGGGGGATAGGGTAGGGGTCGATGTAGCGGTTCTCCTCCTGCGGATAATAGGGATAGCGGTCGTTGCCATCTTCCAGCTTACGCAGACGGCGTTCCAGCTCACGTTCCCTGCGGTCACGCTCTTCCTCAAGGCGGTCACGTTCCGGCTCACGGTCTTTGTCGTGGTCACGGAGCATCATCATGTGGCGAAAATTGTTCTTGCCCATAATCTATACCTCCTTAAGAAATGGACGCGGGCGCACCAGCGTGGGAACGGCAGAAGCAGCCAAGATACTTGAACGTGCCGGTGCCGGTCGCAGATGTTGCCACACGAGTAGCGTAACGGGTGCGAGTGTGGATGCTCTCAGCGGTTGCCTGAGCGCAGTTGCAGTCTGTCAGAGGGTATGCGGTCGTTCCTGCACCGATGGTAATGACCACAGGGGCGTTGATGGTGGTCGTGTCCGGCAAAGCCTGAGCAATGACCAGACAATATTTTTCTCCCGCTGCGTAAGAGCCAGCAGGAATATTGATGGTCAGCGTGTCATTGGCGAACGTCACCGCATCCGAGATGACGAGGTGCGGGCACAGACGGCAGCTTGTTTTGCAAGCCATAATGTTTTCCTCCTAAAAAATCAGGGGCAGAGGTGTCTTACCCCTGCCCCGATGGTTCACCCGGTGTTATCGGGGAGTGTGTTGGTTAGCAGCAGCCGCAGCAGTTCACGCCCAAGTTGGGGTTTGCCACCTGATAAGCGGGAATCGGACGAGGATTGACCCGGTTCAGGATGGTATCAGTCTGCTGGGACATCACGGTGGTCAGAAGCGCATTCTGCCGATCCTGAGAAGCGGCGAACTTCAGGTTCTGGTTCTCAGCGGTCAGAGTGGCAATCTTATCCTGCGTGAAGTAGTCCATCATGCTGCGGAAGTTGGCGTTGCAGTTGTCCACGATGGCACGGGCGTTGTCTGCGATAGCCTGACGGGTAGCGCAGTCCTCCGTTGCGATGGTGTACTTCAGGTCACCGATCAGCTGCTTGTTCTCGCAGCAGCAAGATGCCAGCTGCGTGGCAAGTGCGGTCTGACCAGCCTGACGTGCGTTGCCCTCTTGCATGATGGCAAGGCTGATGGCGTTGTCGCCGTTGGACACGCTGCGTTCCAGACCGTTCACGAGCTGTGCGTTCTGGTAGCCAAGCTGACAGATGGCACCGTTCACGCCTGCAAAACCGTTTGCGATGTTGGTGTTGACGCCGTTCATCTGTGCCAGCTGGTCATAGCCCAGAGAGCAGATACCGCTCTGGATGCCCGCCAGAGAACGGGAGGTATCCTGCTGATAGAAGCCCTCAGACAGAGCCGCACGAGTGTCGTTACCGCCCTGACCGGTTGCGCCAGTGCCAACCAGATAGGGGATGTAGGCGTTCATGCCGTTGTCACCACCGTTCCGGCCATAGCCGTTTGTGCCCCAGCCGAAGATGATAGCGAGGATAATAACAGCCCACAGACCTTCGTTGCCGAAGAATCCGCCGTTGTTATTGCCGCCGTCCTGCCCAGCCAGATAGCCAGTTGCAAAATCGTCCATAACAAAACTCCTTTCAGTTTTGCGTTATGCCATCCCACCGCCGTATGCGATGGGCGAAGCCAAACAAATGCGGTTTTTGTCAAGTCCGCAAAACTGAGAAGCATTTCGCTTAGAGGGATGCGTTATCGGGGCAGCGTCAGATTCAGGGCGTTTGCCAGCTGGTTCAGGTCGATGCCGCGCTCTTTGGCGAGGTTCTGCGCCATCGTTCGGAGCTGTGCTTCGTTCTTGCCCTGAATCAGGTTCAAGCCCTGCATGATAGGGGCATTCTGCCCGCTTAACTGCTGGATAAGCCCTATCGGGTTTTGCCCGACACGAGCCAGATTTGCAAGCTGCATGATAGGGCTGTGAGTAATCATGTCAAACGGAGAGGGCATCGCTTATTCTCCTTTCTTCGCTGCGGCAGTGGGTTTAGAAAAGCTCTTCTGCCATTTTTCCAGTTCATCCAGCCTGTGGACGAGAGCGTTATACTCTTCAACAGGTACATACTGCTGTGTCGGTGCAGCGGTCTGCTGTGCCTGTTGTGCTTGCATTTGCCGCCATGCTTCCGGGCTGTAGAACTCTAACACGTCAGATTCGCAAGTGTTTGGGTTCAGACGTTTGCAGTAGATAACCCCACTACGCAAATCCGGGCAATACGTCCATCTTCCGTACAGATCAGATGGAATTGCCAAAAACTCCTCTCTGCTGGAAACAGGTCTGCCAAGCAACCAGCCGCCATCTTGTGCCGACTGTTGAACAGGCTGCTGCCCATTCATCGGCTGCGGACGCTGCGGCTGTGCTTGCTGCATCTGTGTGTTCGGTAGGGGAGTAGCAAGGCCTACCGTGCCCATGCTGCCGTAAGGATTGACAGGCTGCTGCGGAACGTATGGCGCTCCGGGTGTCGGATAATAGCTCATAATACATCCCTCCTATTGCATCAAGTGTACCGCATCGGCAGAAAACGAAAGACAAAGAAGATACAACGAAGGGCAAATATAAACTGATACAACTGATACAAAATGAACAAAAAAATAAGACAAAGTCTGGTGACTATGCTTGTATCACTTGTAGCAGTTTTGCGGTATAATCAGTACAGTAAAAACAAATGGAGGAAACGAATATGGAAAACACTACCATCCGGAATCTCGGCAAGCTGTACCGTTTGCTGGATAAAGCCTGCAACCCCGACCGCGTGAATCAGGCAGACCTTGACAACGCTACGAGGTTTCCTGTGCGTGGCGTGATGATGAAAATTACGCTGGCGCACAAGCTCCACAAGATGACCCTGGAGTTGGACAACGCCTGCGCCTATGTTCTGAAAGACGTTGACATCGAGGACGTTGACAGCAGCTTTGCGCTCAAGGCATTGTCGGTGCAGCAGCAGGGGCTTTTTCTGATCGGGTACAATTCGCCCGATTACAAAACGCTCGGCGTGTCTGCCGTCAAAATCAAAGCCGCCCGTGAAAGTGCTGGGTTGACCATCCGGGCGCTGGCAGAAAAAGCCGGGCTGTCCACTGCGACAATCCAGCACGCAGAAGCCGGAAAGCCTACGCGGATGACCACGCTCAAGAAAATTGCTGCGGCTTGCAATGTGTCTCTGGAAGATTTGCAGGGGTAAATAATGGAATGCCCTTAACCTGATGAAATCCGTGGGCTATATATAACTGAAAGGAAGGTTGAATTATGAATAACAAAATTAAAAAGCCCTATCTCATCACGGAAGATGGGGTAAGCCATTACGACGAATTTTGTACTGTCTTGAGCGGAGAGCTCACCTCCATCCCGTCTCCGTCGTTTATGCCGAACAGGAAGCCGGTGGTCAACAGTAGCTTTCCCGAAGGCAGAGTATACTATGTGACCATGCGGGAAAAGGGCGTGCTTGGTGCAGAGGCAACCGTCCGCTTTGTAACCTACGAGGAAGCCAGAAACTTCTTCAAACGCGCTTCTCTCCACTGCAAGACGCTCAGGGAAGCGCTTGCATAAAGAAAAACCCCCGATGCTCCAAACGGAACACCGGGGGTTTTGTGTTGCCAAAACGGCAAAGCCTAAAATCAAGAGCGGAACCGCCCACAGACAATGCCGCTCTCTACAAAGGCCGGAGCCTTTCAAATCATAAATCGTATGGCGTATAATGCAAAGACACATATACCGATAAAACCACGCCTATAAATGCACTATGCCAAAACGGAAGGACGGCTTTTAGAACGCTTGATGTCGCCCCAAAAATAATCAAAGCAAACAAAACACGGGACAAAAAGTGATATATTTTATTTGCCATAATTCATATAAAATCGTCTCCCGCATGGTACACACTATAAGTAGGCGGGCGGGAGACTGTATCAACTAAAAATGCCTACTTCTGCTATCGCAATTTTGACGTATGCGCACTATTCAAAACCGTTCAAGCATTTTCGGACTTGCTATGGCTGGAATTGAACCAGCGCAATAGACGGGGTGCGCCCTGCTCTACCTACTGAGCTACATAGCCTTTTCAAATATCCACCCTGTTGCGCTTCTTCGAGAGGCCGGGTGGATTTGTTGAGATTATTATACCACAAATCGCGTAAAAAGAAAAGCCAGCGGGTAAACGTTCTTCCGCTGGCTCTCTGTACACATTTTCTCCGAAGTGTGTGTACGCTACTTCGGACAGTATAAATATTATATCACACATTCAGCATTTTTGCAATGCCTTTCAGTCGGTAGCCTATCGCCGTCCGGCTATAATGTGTCTGTGCTGCAATGTCCGGCAGCGGAAGCCGCTCAACGTACCGCAAAAGAGCTATCTTACGGTCTACCCTCCCAAGTGGTGCGCTTTTGATCGCGGCGGTCATCTGCTGTCGGTCAAGTCCTTGCAGCGCAGCGGGCAGCACCACGCGAGCCGCTGCCACAGGCAGCACCGAGCCAGAAAGGCTGCGGAAGCTGCCCGGCGTTGCGCACCATTACGGTGACGTTACCGAGACGGTATGTTTTCGTGAGGCCGCGAAAACATGCGCAGACCATTTTCGTGATGTGCCGAAATTGCTCTTGTGCGGCGTACATTTTGTTGGTGTCAACAAAATGCTCGTATGTAGTGCTTGCCATGATATCCTCCTTACAGTGTGATTTCCTCAGCGTCCGCCTTGTCTTCTGCGTCCAGTGCATCGTAGTACGCCTGCGCCAGCTGCTCCACCTCTGCAATGTCATCCTCCGTCAGCAGGCCGCTGTCCAGATGGGTATACGCCTTATCCAGCCAATAGGCCACATCGTGGCCAACGGCGATTTCCCGTTTGATGGAGCGCAGGGTCAAGTCGTGTCTGGCTTTAGATTTGACAGCCATAGTCAGTCCTCCTTATGTCGTTGTCATGGACGCAATGGCGTCCTCAATGCGTTTGATTGCGATGTTTACATTCCTCTGATACTCCAGCTTGACCCCAGCACCGTCACCAGCCTGCACCACCATGTCAGGGCCGTAAGCGGTGAGGGCTTTGTAAGCGGCGAGTTCAGCAGGGGTGAGCGGGGTTTCGATGGGGGTGGTGAGAATTGCATTTTGTTCAGCCAACGTTTTTGTGCTGTCAAAAGCCGTTTTATCAACTCTTTGCACCTTCACCCCTTTCTCCAAGTCCACCTCGTCGCAAATCCATTGCTGGCCGTTTTGGTCAGTGTAGTTGCCGCCAGAGGTTACAGGGATGCCGGGCAAGCCGTTGGGGGTGGAGAGTGTAAGGAGCTGTTCACGGTATGGGGAGTAAGAGGTGATTTTGTTTCTTGTTAAAGAAACTTGAACGGTGGTGTTTGCAGTTACGCCTTTTTGAAGTTGCAGAACGAGCGAATACTCAACGTCTTTAGTAAGCATCACTTGTTGGTTTTGCACATCAGAAGTGATTTTTCCAACGTAAAAGAAGTTAAGTACAATAGAAGCGCTCAAGCCCTTAGTCGTCAGGTAGTATGTACCATGAGTCAAGCGAGGCGTTTTATCTCTGTGTAAGTAGAATGACGAATTGCTCGTAGCGGTACCGATAGCTAATACGCCATTTTCATTGACTGTGTAAGTCACACCAAATTGGCTGGCTTGACCTCCGGGGGCAGTCCCTTCTAGCACATTTGCTCCCGTCAGCTTCACCACCACACTCCCGCTGTCACCAGCGTTCACGATAGGCACAGGCGCATCCGGCGTGGGTGTTCCGTCCTGCGTGCTCTTGCCGTATACGGTCAGGCCGCACAGCGGCACGGCAAAAGCATCGTCAACGCTGAGTGGGTTGCCTGTCTCCGTGCCCACAAGGATGTTCTGCCGGGCCTTGACTGCGCTGATAGCATCACCTGTGGCTTTTGCGTCAGCGGCTTCGCCCTCGTGGGTGAGGGTGGTGTCCAGTGCTACGGCAGGGCCTTGAGGCCCGGGTTGCAGCCTCAGGTTAAGCACCGGATTTTCAGGCGTGCCGGTAATGTCGGCGGAAGGCTTGTCTCCGCTGGACACCGTACCAATCGTCAGAACAGGCGTTGCACCGGTTTTGCCGGTTTGACCATTTAAGACATCGATTGTTTTTGTACCGTCTTTGTCAGTGATGCTGACACGATGGCCATTTTCGATATCAGTTACAGTCACAATTGGGGACTTACCGTCATTGCCGGGCTCGCCTTTGAAGTCGCCAGCGGCAATGCCGTCCTTGAGGGCTTGCAGGCTGCCAGCGGCCTTCTGAGCGCTCTGGTCTGCATTGCCTGCACTGGTTGCGGCTTCACTGGCGGCGGTCTTGGCGGCTTTGGTGGAGGTTTCCACCTGCTTGAGGGCCTTGTCCCGGGCCGTGTCCACAGCCTGTGTGGCGGTGGTCTGCTTGTCACCGATGGCTTTCAGAGCGTCCTATTTGGCGGTGATGGTGTCAGAAAGGGCCTGTCCGGCCTTTTTGGCAGATGCTCCAGCCTGCTTTGCGGCCTCCTGTGCATCGACCTTAGCCTGCTCTGCGGCGGTGGCATCGGTGTGCACGGCATCCACCAGCTGCTGCCATGCAGGGGTATCCGGCTCCGGCTCGGTGCCGTCCTCTGTGCCGGAGTTGGCGCTGACACGATACCGCAGGTCTGCGCTGGTCATCACCTTTGCGCCATCACTGCCCTCAAAGGTGATGCACCCGCTTCCGGGCTGTGCGGTCACGCTGGCGGGCACGTCCACAGAGCCGCCCTTCACCAGCGAGGAGGGCGGGTCTTTTCCGTCAGGCACGTGCCAGAACGCCCGGATGGTCAGCCCTTCCCACTCGCCGGTGGCATCGACGTGCAGGCGGTACACGCCCCGGTTCTTGGTGTAGCCAAAGCGCACCAGCTGCTCATAGCCCGGCACTTTGACGACGCCATTGGATGCGAGAGATACGCTTTGCTCGATCATAAATTACTCCTTGTTGATGGTAGGCTTCTTGCTTTCCAGCGCCTTTTTCATCATGCTGACGGCCTTTTCAATCACGCTGTCCAGCACTTCATCGGTGATAAAAGGCTTCAGCCAGTCCGGCAGTGCGCCGCGCAGTGCGGCAAAAACCTGTGCCTTTTTCTTTGCACCCTGACCGCTGCCCATGATGCTGCTTTCTGCCAGGGTCACAAGCTCCAGCGCCCACTGCTTGACGTACTGCTTGTAACCCAGCCGGATGGCACCAACGGCCAGCGCGGCAAAGCCAATGAACATCAGTACCAGGGCGACGGGGGCGGGGATAAAGTTAAGCATTGCTTCCATGATTTGTTACTCCTTTCAGCAGGTAGTTGTTAATATCGGATTTGCTTTTTTGCATACCTTCGCGGTTGTTGCCGGAAAGTTGTGCATCCAAAAGATTCTGCACGCCAACAAGGACGAGACGCATTTCTTCATCAATGCCGTCAAATCGCGTCAAATCGCGTCTAAGGGCCGCGGCGTGCTGCGTGGAAACGGTTTCTACCGCAGCCAGCCGCTTTTCAATGGTGTCAATGCGCTTGTTCTGCGCGTTGTCCGGCTCCTGCGCCTTTTTGACGTACTTGTGGATAATTTCCAGCACCTTGTCGATGGTGATGGTCGCAGCGCACAGGCTGCCCAGAATGCCCAGCACCCACAGCAAAGCTTCTTTTTCGGTCATTTGCCCTCCCGGAGACGGGTCAGACCCTTCTTGCGGATGATTTTCGGGTAGTTGAGGGTGGTCACATTGAGGTCTACGTTGCCCGTGATGCCCGGCACGCTGCCCTTGCTGGTGTGCTGGTGGGAGTTGTAGGCAAAGGTCACGGCAGGTGTCTTTCCTGTGTAGTCGGCCAGCCAGACGTCGTAGGGGCTGAGGGCAGCACCGCCCATATACAGGCGTGTCTTAGCAAAGCTGGTGTAGGTATAGAGCTGGGCATAAAAGCCCATGTCTTCCACCTTTTTCAGGGCGTAGGCTGTCAGGTCGGTCAACGCCTGCTTGCCAAGAACCCTGAATTTGTTGTCCTCCACGTCCACTGCCACAGGCATTTCCAGCGTCTTGCCACGCAGGGCGTCAGCCAGCAGGGAAAGTTCTGCATCGGCCATCGCCTCGCTGGTGGCGTAGGTGTAGTAATACACGCCCACAGCCAGACCTGCCGCCTTTGCATTGCGGTAGTTGGTCTCAAAGGTGGGGTCGATGTACAGGCCATCTGCCCGCTTGGAGAGCCTGCGGTTTGTGCTGACGGTCTTGAGCATGACGCCCTGATAGCCAGCGGCTTTGACCTTCTTCCAGCCCTCCAGTGTAATGTTGCCCTGATACCGGCTTACGTCGATGTAGCGATAGGGCGGTGCTCCCGTCCACTCGGTCACAGATGCCATTGTGTCCTCCTGTTCTGCCTGTTCTTCCGCCAAAGCGGCAAAGAACCGGCTCAAAAAGTTAAAAAGTGCGGTCAAAAATGTGTTGTTTATTGCGATCACCCCCAATGTCCAAGAGTAGGCATTAAGTGCCATGGGCGGCCTCCTGCTGGGCCAGCAGCTCGGCCAGCGTAGGGTAGTGGTAGCCGGTGAGCCAGATCTCTACGGTGTAGCCGCCGGTCGACGTTT